GTCGCCTTGGCCGCCTTGGCGGCTCCTACGTCGCCCTCGTGGCAACTAACACATGCCGAATCGGCAACGGACGGAATGCTCGACTGATCGTAACCGTTACAGCCGGCCAGGTATCCGGCGTCGCAATCGCCGACGGTGGGTCAGGGTACAATCCAGAGACAATCATTCTCGAATTCGAGGACAGGTCGGCAGGCGGCAGCGGGGCGACCGCTAAGTATACGGTTGACTCTACTGGCAAGATCACCAGCATTTACGACATCGTTGGCGGGTCTAACTACAGCGAAAACACCGAGGCAATGCTTACTCAGCCGGAATCAACCTCGGCAGTTATCGCGTCCGAGCTCACGAACGTACACACCGGCAAAAACAACGGCGCCATGGCGACTGCCGGGTGCGAGGTTTCTGGCTCCCAGTCTGCCGCAATTGCTTCCGACGCGAGCAAGGCTACAGCGGCCCGCGCATCGGTCATCAGCTCCATAGGGTCGACCGCAAGCGGACTGGGGTCGGTTGTTCTGGGGGCTGTTAACTCCCAGTCAATCGCAGAAAGAGCGGTTGCTCTCGGTCGTAGAGTTATAGCAGATCTGCCTGGTTCATTCGTTATAGGTGAGGCCCTAGCGGGCGTCGCGGCGACTATCAACAAGGTTTTCCAGGTAACGTCTAACGGTAACGTGACGGCAAAGGGAACCTTTACCGGTAACACTATTTACGTCGACTACGCTGAGTTTTTTGAGAACCTTGTAAGCGGCGTTGCAATAGGTCTCGGCATTATCGTTACGCTTCGCGGCGGCAAGGTTTGCCCAGCCCAGGAGAACGACTACATCCTTGGAGTGGTATCGGGAACAGCCCTGATCAGAGCTGGAGACAGCCCGCTGTACTGGGCTAAGCGCCACCTGACAGGTAAGTTTGGTGAGCCGCTAATGGTTGATGTCCCCGTGGTCTCCTGGGATGGCGTCGCGCCATACGATGGGCCATTGAGCGCGGCCACCGCTGGCGGGGTGAAGATCCCTGGCGGCGCAAAGCGCTCACTGAAAAAAGTTCCAGTCGAGGCCGCGCTTTCTGGGAAGGTCTCAATGGCCCAGGTTGAATGGGTTAGCTGGAAGGGATACGAAGGGTTTGATGGTTCCGTGGCTTACTGCAAGAAGCTTGGGCTTAAGGTTCCGACTGGCGCCGTATACTCGACCGCCAAGGAGCACGTCGAGAACCCAGACTTCGACCCGAGCATTCCGAATACACCTAGGTCTGACCGACCCGAGGACTGGAGCTGCGTCGGCGTTACCGGGCAGGTCCACGTTAGGGTATCGACTGATGACGTCGAGGCCTTCACGGGTCCAGGGGTAAGCGGTTATGTGAAGGTGATTGACGGGATAGGTTACCCGTCAGAAAAAGAAACCAGGCTCCGGTTCATGGTGGTGACGTCACCATTCAATGCCGATGACGGATTCGCGGTCGCTAAGTGCTTTATCCGGTAAAACAAAACCCCTCACTTGAGGGGTTTTTTTATGGCCTGATATTTCTTGCACTTTCCGCACCGAAGGAACCCGAGGGACTGGAAAAAGATAGCTCCAGACCCGTTTAGCTCGTGCTTGTGCTTGCAATGCCCCGTGTATGTCAAGTCGCTTGACTCGACAAGAGCCTTGAGCGATGGGATGCTCATTTTGCCGATTCTGCTACCGAGTGCTCGCGAATCTCAGCGTGGAGCTCAGCCCACTCCGCAACCTTGATGCCGCCACCAGCATATGCGCCCGTAGCAGTGCTGTAGGCGGTCGCATAGCAGCGCTCAGGCGTAGGGCCAGGATTCTCTCCAGCGGCGCCGGTGAAGTGCTTTGCGGCGTCTTTCAAGTGGTCCCGGACCATCTTCTGTACCAGTTGAAAGCCTGCAACTTGTTTTTGGGTCATAATTGAAAATCTCCAGTGCGTTAGATTGCGCAATGGTATCAGCGGCAAGACCCAAGTAAAGATTTTTTTTAGGAGGCACAGCAACATGACGCCAAAGGAAGCGTTTCTAGGGACCATCGCATACAGCGAGGGTACGGATCACCCGAGGCAGAAGACGCGCAACAAGGGCTATGACGTCATCGTCGGGGGCGCGCTGTTTACCGACTACAGCAAGCATCCTGGGGTTATGGTGAGCCTGCCTAGGCTCGGTATAAAGTCGACTGCGGCCGGTCGCTACCAGATCCTCAAGAAGTACGCAGACCACTATATCGAGCAACTGCGCTTGTCTGACTTCGGTCCGGCCTCGCAAGACTTAATCGCCTGGCAGCTAATTGGCGAGTGCGGCGCGAAGGCTGACGTCCTGGCTGGGCGCTTCGAATCGGCTATCTACAAGTGCCGCAGTCGGTGGGCATCACTGCCTGGAGCAGGGTACGGCCAGCATGAGCACTCAATCACGAACTTGCGGAGGGTATACGATGAGCTCCTCAAAAAATAACTACAACGGGCAGAACGGAAACGGGTATCAGCCATTGCCCGGCAAATGTCCAGGCGATCCCGCACCGCCACCAAGACAGAGGCGCAAGCGATGAACCAAACAATCCTCGCCGCCATGCTCGTGGCGGCCTTCCTGGGCGGCTGGACGGCCTCTAACTGGCATACCGACTCGCTGGACCTTGTGGCCGAGAAAGCCGCCCAAAACGTAGCAGGCGCAGCCTCAGCCCATGAGCTGAAACAGGCCGAGATACTTCAAACCACTTTATCGAGGCTTAGAGCCAATGAAACGAAAATCATCCGCGAAAATGTCAAGCTGGTTGAAAGGCCTGTCTATCGCAATGTGTGCCTTGACGCTGACGGCCTGCGGCTCGCAAACGCCGCCAAGAACGGCACAGATCCAGGCGAGCCTGTTACTGGAGTGCCACAACCCTGACGACATCACGGAGGTCGACGGCAAGGCCGCTCAGGAGTCCCTTACGGCCTGGGGCGCCGCGCTGCGCGAGTGCCGCGACCTCAATGCGGCGAAGGCTCGCTATATACGCAGTACCACCCCCTCGCAGCGCTAGACGATCCGCGACGGTGCGGGGCGTTCTGGATCTGCCACGGGAACCCCGAGCAGCGGCAAGCGGCCTTTCGCCCTTCCCGTTTCGACTGGCGGTAAGTGTCGACCACGTACAGGCCGCCGCACGGACAATGGGCGCCTAAAGGCTCTCGCTTGAACGTGCGGCGCGCACGACACCATCGGCACCTACTCTGCCAGATCACGCCGCGAACCGCTCGACAAGATAGCCGACGAACGCGGAGTTGCCAGCCAGAATCACGAAAGAAGCCGCAGCGGCGCCGTAGTCTGTTTCCTGTAGCGCGGTCTGTACGTTGCGCTCGTAAATGAAGACCGCCGACCACAGCGCCAGGCCGATAAAGAACCCGAGGATCATAGGTCTATTCCCAGGCTTGATAGGTGATAGCGGAGCTTGCTGCGCTCATCAGGATTAAGAGATTTCAGGTACTCCGACCTGAGCTCGCCGGTCGTCTTCGAGCGGATGACGATGCGATCAGCCTTGCCGCCATCTACAGTGGTGTGGCTTGAGGTGATCGCACCATGCTCGGTGACCATGTCATTGATGAGCTGAGCTAGGCCGCTTTTCCCTGTGCCGCTTTCGCCCTGGATCAGGACGGTTAGCGACTGGTCGGGCCGTGTAAGGTAAGTCGTGGGCATTGCTTTAAACTCCATTGAGCGGTACGCAGAAAGCCCCTTTCGGGGCTTGGGGGTGAGCTATGAGCTTACATCCCGACCAGGGAGCCGAGGCGCTGGCGGTTCTCGGTATTGGCAACCGATGGCGGCGACTCAACTGCCACTACTGCGTGATCAGTCCACTCAGGGTTCCAGCCCTGGGTTACGCGCTTGTCGGCGCCCTCCTTGGATTTAAACATGCCCGAGATTACGCGCTTACCTTCAAACATACTGACGACTACGTGAGTGATCCCAGTCTTTGCGGTTTTCTTGCTGATTGTTTCGCCGTTGAAGTTAACTGTCAGGGTGATCATGTCATTTACTCGTTGTTGGTTGGTGTGAGCCCATTCTGTCAATTCAGTTGACAGGCGTCAAGCGTTATTTTAATTAAATCCAGCCTTCCCACTCAGGGTTAGGCGTGGTGCGGACGGGCTCGACCTGGACCTTGGGGCGCGGACCCAGCCGGCGCAGGCCGTGGACCCGGATAACCTCGGCTCGGACAAGGTTCCCGAGCTCCTCGGGCAATTCATCCATCATGGCAACCCGATGGCAGCGCAAGGACGCCAGAACCTCTACCGCCTTGTTGTAGATCCAAAAGTCGAGCTGAGACCGCACGCAATGCGATACGGGCTCAGCTCCGGCTATTACGGCCTCAAGCTGAGCCATGAACATTAGGCGGCCTCCACCAGTACGCGCCATTCCTCGAAGGCCTCGAATGCAGCCTCCCACCCGAACGCGATGCAGCAGAACGCCCCTTGTGCCTGCGCCTGGCGTAGGTACGGCTCCTGGCCTGGCTGGAGGTCGGAAAGGGTGCGGTCCTTGCGCTTGAGCTCACACAGGAACGCAGGATTGCCAGGGATTGCGATATCTGGCGCACCGGTCGCCATGCCCTCGGCCTTTTCCTTTTGCACCTGATTCGGGGTTTTCTTGCCCTCGTTTCGGGTGTGGACGGCTGTCAACCCGTAGGTATCAGGGTGAAGCTTGCGTATCTGGTTGAAAAAGGTCACTTGCTCGGCAGCCTCGCGGGGGCACTTCTTGTCGCGATATTCGAGGTTGCCATAGTGCCTTATGCCTTCTAGGGGTTTCATAGTCCGTCACTGTCCGCAGGTTGGTTGTAGTCAAACACTCGATACATTCCGCTGACCGAGTCCTTTTTGTAGGTTACCGTTTCCGGGTCCATTGTAAAGTTGTTTGTGGCTCGCTTATAGCGCTCCCACTCGGCAATCCTTGGCGTGCTATTGCTCTCGTGCTGGTAGTAGATGGTAAACGTCCTGTAAGGCGTTACGAACGTTGTTACGCATTGCTTGTTACCCTTTTGGCTCTCGCCGTACCGGTTGGCAACCGAGAGGACCTCATCGCACTGGAGCTGTGTAGCGTCGCGCTTTTGTCGCTTGAAGTCGATTCGAAGCTTTTCGTTGGGGTCGATAATCTCGCCCTTGCAGGCCGTGCAGTACCTGGCCGCGATATCGTTGTCAGACTTGCAATTCTGGTCCGGGCACTCTTTCGACGACCAGCGGTATGAGCACTGGTATGAGAAGCCATCACGCGCCGGATGGAACGCTTGGCACCGTCGGCCGAAGTGGGCGGGCATTGGCAGCTTGATAGGCTTCTGCGTCGCCGGGTCAATCTCGGCTGTGTCGATCATGATCCTGTCGCCCTTCAAGTCGACAAAGTAGCCTTGAGCGTCAATGGCGTGGCCCTCATCGTTTTTCCGCGCCGAAAAGGTATTCTCGATTGAGCATTCTGGGCAGCACACGGTCATAGGCATGCCGGAGGTGCCACCCATACTCGCCTTGACGTCCGGCCGGAAAATGTCGCCGTCTGGACAGTGGCGCTCGATGTTCTCCGCGTAGTCGAGAATCAAGACGTGATCCTTGCCCTCATACAGGCGCAAGCCACGGCCAATAATCTGCTGCATCAGGCCGATAGACTCGGTCGCCCTCAAGATCGCGATAACGTCGACGTGCGGCGCGTCAAACCCCGTCGTCAATACTGCGACGTTGACAAGGTACTTGATTTTTTGCGCCTTGAACTCGCGAATGATCCGCTCGCGCTCTTTCTTGGGCGTGGCCCCGGTAACGATTGCCGACAGCTCAGGCGGCAGGGACCGCATGCACTCCTCAGCATGCTGGATCGTCGCAGCAAAGATCATCACGCCGCGCTTATTTCGCGACTGATACACAACGTCGGCGATGATCTGCGCGGTTACCCGGTTGTCACCCATAAAGGCCCGGTCGATCTGGTCCTCAATGGCCTTTTTGGCTGCCGTGAAGTCAATCCCCGACGTGTCGTACCCGAGCGCGCCAAGGGCGCCCATTACCGGAGGCGTTAGGAATCCCAGCTCGATCAGCTCGGGAGCCGTGATGCTGTAGACCTTGCGCATAAAGTATGGGTCTTTGGCCTTGTTGTCGCCCATTACCTTGCCGTTTTCGTCCATGCGGTAGATGTAGCCGCTACCAAGGATGTACGGCGTACCCGTCAACCCGATGACGCGGACGTTAGGGTTTACCGAGCGGATGTCGTCGATGATCCCTCGAACCGTAGCCGTCATACCCTGGGCCTCATCGACAACAACCACTGCGATCCTTGATCCGACCTGCTTTGCTACCGACTTGAACGAGCCGGGCGACGCAAAGATAACCGGGTGACGCAGGTCCTTTCGGCCTGCGGATGCGCAATAGATCGACGCTGGCTCACCAGTCAGCAGAAACTTTTCATAGTTCTGCTCTACAAGCTCCTTGGAGGGCGCCAGGCACAGGACGTGCTTGCCGCTCATCTTGTTTACCTTGTTCGCGATATCGGCAACCAGGAGCGATTTGCCGGCCCCTGTAGCCGCCTCGATAAGGCACGGCTCCAGGGATTTGCGTATCTCGGCCAAAGCGGCGGTAACAGCATTGAGCTGATAGGGTCGCAGTGTGTAGTTCATTTAATCGAGGGTCCACTTAGTCGAGGGGCTACCACGATACGCCTCAAGGTCGGCGCCGGGAAGTAGTTTTTTGACTGCCGCAGAGTAAGAAATAGATCCGGCGGTTTCGATCCGCGTGAGGTTGCGACCGCAGATCGTCACCGACTTTTCGTCGGCCATTTTCTTGAGCTGTTCAAGGATTTCATCCTTTCGAGCCTTATGGTTCGTGATGTTCACCGACAGCTCATCGTATTCGGCGAGCAGCTTTTCTGCCAGGGTGTTTTTGATCTGCTTTCGCAACGGTTCTAGGTGCGCCTTGTCCTTGCATGCCTCTTTGTACTCGGCATAAAAGGCTTCGAGCTGCGGCATGCTGACCTCAATCCAGCGCAAGTCGAGCTCGACAATTTCAGCGCGCAGGGCCAGCACCGACCACTGCGCGAAAACGCCCCAGGTAAGGCCGGCATTCATCATTTCTATTTGCATCTGCGCAAAGTGGTGCGGCAGCTCGCTCATAGGCTTGAAGTCTTTCGGGCTGGAGGCGTCCCGCTGTCCGTATGGGAGGCGCAAGTACAGAAGCCCTGGCGTTGTCCTGTCCTTGCCGTTGATCGTCAGCGGGTGCGTGCTGAGGAGCTTGTGCGGCTTCTTGATGTCGGCGCGAGTAATGTTCCGCTTGAAGTGGTTTTCAAACTTGAGCTCAGCGGCTTCGCGGTACTGGTTGGCATACTCGGTCGCCACGTTCTCGACGTATTCCGATTCTGCGCCATGGTACTCGCGGACCATCGACCGCAGCACCTGAGCGCGTTTCATGGTCTTGCTCACGCCCAGGATTGCCGCTACCTGGCCGCCAGTGATTCGGCCATGCTTCTTGCGCGGAGCTTTCGCCAGGGCCTCGGCCGTGGTTACCGGTCCAGTTGATTCGGTTGTCATTTTCCAGTGCTCCCCAGGCCATTAGCGCCGCGCTCCGTCTCCTTGAACCCTTCGGAGTCGGTCACGTCGACGAACTGGACCCGCTCGACCGGCACAAGCATTGCTTGCGCGATACGGTCACCACGGGAAACGCTTATCGGGTTGAAGTCATCCCGCGCCAGCTTTACAAGGACCTCGCCCGTGTAGTCAGAGTCGATCACGCCGACGCAATTCGCGAGCCGGACGTTGTCCTTGAAGGCCTGGCCGGATCGACTGAACACCAGCATTGCCCACCCCTCGGGAATGTCGAAGGCGAGGCCGGTATTGATTCGCATGTTGTTGCTTCCTACGCCCTGAGTGACGTAGTCAGCAGGCTTGGCGGCGGCAGGGATATCGGCGTACAGGTCGAAACAGGCCGCGCCTGCGGTAGCGTAGGTTGGCTCTTGCGCGGTATCGGTCAAGCGCTTGTATTTGACTTGCATTTTCTGTCTCTCCAGGCAAAAAGAAGGGCGCCAGGGGCGCCCGGTAGCAGGGTGAATCAAGGGTTAACCGGGTTAACCCTTGCGGGGGTCCTAGAACGGGATATCGTCGTCAAACGAATCGAAGTCGCTGGCGGCGGATTGCTGCTGCGGGCGCTGACCTTGCGGGGCTTGCTGTCGCGGAGCGGACTGCTGAGGCGCGGCGCGGTCGCCTGGAGCTGCGAGCATGTCCTTGTATTCTTTTTCGGTACGCGCTACAGCGGCTTCCTGATCTTCTTTCGACATGTCGACGAAAGCAGTTTTCGGTGCGACCTTGCGGACCCAGTTGCCGCGCTTGTAGTCAGCCGGGTGCGGGATCTTCACGCCGTTATCGGTATCGAAGACGTAGACGCCCAGCTTGAGCATCATGGTTTTTCCGGTCAGGTTCTTTTGCAGGTCGGCGTCTGTCGGCGCCTGAGGCGATGACAGGAGCTTGCCGCCCGCGTTCGTGTCGATGACCGCGAACATACGCAGAGCCTTGGAGCGCTTCGCCTTGAACTTTTCATCGGTCAACTTGACGTTGTTGGCAGCGGTGCGGACCGGCTTGATATGCAGCTTCTGGAAAATGATGCGGTTCTTGTAGCAGGCCGGCGCCAGAGCTTGATACTTGATGTTGATGTAGTCGCCTTCGGACTCGGCGCTTTCCCACTTGGCGTCCTGGATGCCCACACGGACCTCGGTGCCGTCCGGCATAGGCATGATGCCGCCATTACCACCCTCGACCTCGATAGTGTCCTGCGCGCCAACAACTTCGCCGTCGTCCAATGCCCAAAAGTTTGCAGTAGTCATGTAAGGTCAAATCCTCAAAAAATTAATTTTAGTGCGTAAAGTGAATTGACAGCCCGACTACAGCTCGGGCTCTTGGTATTCCATGTCGCCACCGGCCGCGATAGGATCGGCAGCGCTGTCGCCAACATCTTCAGGCGTTGGAGCGTCCGCCTCATCCTCCTCGACAGGCTCAGGGGTCTTGATGGACTCCTCGGCCAGCTTACCGGAATAATAAGGGATGATCTTGAGCAACGGGTTTTCCCACTTGCTCAGCGGCGGCAGCTCGATAGGCTCGTCGATATGGTAACGGTTTTTCGACACGTTGCCCGCCACGCCATGCACGACCAGTTGGCGAGTACCGTCCGAGAGAGCCTTGCCGGCCTTGCTGACGTTCTTGTCTTCACGGGCGCCACGAACGAACTTTTGCAGACAGATAAAGCCGACCATGTCGACGTTGTCGACCCACGGGGCCTGGCTGTGCTTGCTCAATCGCAGGTTGTAGCGGCTGTAGTTCTCGCCATCGGGCGGCTCTACGGTGTCAGTGGTGGCGTGACCGATGACGATAACGGCAATCCCCGCGTCATTGATATGCCCGAGCATTTCCCGGATGTCGACGTGCATCTTGCCTAGGGCCTTCACGCCAGCGCCGAAGCCGCCGCACGCCTGGTTGATCGACAGAGGGTTGTTCGGGTCATTGGCGACGATATGCTTTTCGAACATCGTTTCGGCTTGGGTGATACTGTCAATGATCAGCGTCTTTTTGCCGTGCTCTTTACGCTTGGCGTACACCCAGCGCAATTGCTGCTTCAGGTCTTCAACGGTCTTGACCATCGGCATGATCGCCGGACGGCGGTCTACAGGAACGGACTCGATGCCGTCCTCAAGGCGGATAATGATCGACTTCGGGAACATGGAGGCCAGAATGGTTTTACCCATGCCAGGCTCGGAAAACAGGGTGATAAACGGCGGCCGTGGTGACGCGTTTTCGATAATCATTTTGCTTGCCCTCCAGGGCGCTTGTCGTGTTGACGGGGCGAACTTTAAGCACGATTCGGAATAACGTCAACTCCTTTTTTGAATTCTTTTTTTGGGTTGGATATCTCGATATCTCGCTATATACTCGCGGCACTTTGAACGGAGCTGTAAAGATGCCTATTAGAGAAGCCTACGATTTTCTCGAAGCTGAACACCGTATTTTCGGCCTGCACGGTGGCAATGACGATGGGTCCTGCGGATGCGGATACCCGGAGTGCAAGGCGGCCTATAAGCACCCGATTGCCAGCAACTGGCAAGTGACGCCAGACTGGTCTGATGAGCAGTTAGAAGGCATGGAGGAAATGGGCCAGCTCGATACGGGCTACGGCGTGCTCGTTAAAGGCCTTCTAGTCGTGGACGTGGACGCCCGCAACGGCGGCGTAGACGCTTATCACAATCTGGTCAACCGCTTGGGCGTTGACCTGGCCGCAACCTCGGGGCTGACCGTACAGACCGGTTCGGGGCAGGGAAGTATGCACGTCTACTATAAGGCGCCCGAAGGGGTCAGCCTCGTGCAGAACCATAAGGACTTCAAGGGGATTGACTTCAAGTCATCCGGGTTCGTTGTCGGGCCAGGCTCGATGCACTCCAGCGGCAACCGCTACCAGATCCTCTTTGGCAGCCCTCACGAGATTGGCGACGCGCCCCAAGAGCTGATCGACCTGCTTCGGCGTCCCGATGCGTTCCGCGCCGACTGTAACGGCGCGGTCATGGACGTGACCGGCGACGACCTCGCCCACATGCTCAAGCACTGCGACTTCGACTGCGACCGGCCGACCTGGATCAACATAGGCATGGCGCTTCACCATGCGACCGGGGGCTCAGGCTTCGATCTGTGGAACGACTGGAGCTCGAAGGGCGAGAAGTACCCCGGAGCCCCGAACCTGCGCAACCAGTGGGATCGCTTCGGCAAGTCAGCCAACCCCGTGACGCTAGGCACCCTCATCTATCACGCCGAGGCGGGCGGCTGGGAGGAGTCGGTAGAGTTCGTGCCGTCGACGTGGTTTGAGGAGGAGCTTCCAACCGGCGAAGACGTCAAGCCAGTTGACAATGACGAACCTGAACCTGTCGCGCTAGACGGCAATGAGGCGCCAAAGGCCAAGAAAGGGGCGACCCGGCACCCGTTCCACGTCAACGGCATTGACCTGCTGCGTCCGCCTGGATTCGTTGGCGAGGTGTGTAAATGGATCAACGACCAATCGCGCTTCCCTCGGGAGAACCTGGCCGTGGCGGCGGCGCTGGTGTCCATGTCCAACGTGGTCGGCCTCGGATGGACAGACGACATCGACGGCGTGACAGCCAACCTCTTTGCAATGTGCGTGGCCGGGTCCGCGACGGGGAAGGAAGCGATCATGCAGTCAATTAACACTATTCACCAGGCGGCCGGCATTCAGCGGGCGACCGTGGGCTCCATCAAGTCCGAACAGGAAATCATTCGCAACCTGATCGACAATCAGGCGGCGTTCTACGTTATCGACGAATTCGGGATATTGCTCAAGACGATTACGACCTCGAAAGAGGCGTACCACTCCGGCGTCATCGGCGCCCTCATGTCGGCCTACTCGAAGGCGAACAGCTTTATGCCGATGAACGGCGACACTAAGCGGGAGGTTCGCAAGGCCCTGCTTGGCGAGCTCAAGTCGTGCAAAAAGGCCGTGATGGAAAACGAGGACCCAACCGGGGGCATTCAGCGCCGAGTCCCGCACCTGGAGCGCGCCCTTGAGTCCATCGACAGCGGCCTCGAAAAGCCTTACCTGTCGCTGATCGGCTTCACCACTCCCGTGACCTTTGACAGCCTCGTGACACCCGAGCAGGCGACCAACGGGTTTATTGGTCGGTCAATCATCATCAGCGAAAAAGAAACGAACCCACGGGCCAAGAAGGGGTTCAAGGCTGGCCGCATGGGTGACCGCCTGGCTCTGACCTTGCGCGCCCTGTACGACCGGGGCACCTGTGACGTTGAGGCGCACCGTGTCGAATGGTACGGCGAGCGGTCGCAGATCCGCACCGAGCACGAGGCTCGGGACATGCTGGACATGGTCGCGGACTGGGCCTACACGGAGGCCGAGCGGCACAAGGAGTTCTCGGGCCTGGAGGCGATCCCCCGTCGAGCGCGTGAAATGGTCTCGAAGATAAGCCTAATCCTGGCAGTGCCGTCGGGCCTGCGGACCGCAGAGCACGTCCGGTGGGCCTATGCGTTCGTTGAGCGGGACATCCGGGAAAAAACCATGCTTGCCTACGCCAACGAAAACGAGGAGTCGTCGCCGGCCGCAGCCGTCAAGGCTCGAATCGTCAACATGCTGGGCGACGGGCACAGCGAGACGCTCGGGGTCGTTATCAACCGCTGCAAGAAGTGGAAGCGCGAAGACGTCGAGAAGGTCATCAAGGTGCTTGTCGAGAACGGCACGCTGACCCAGGAGACGACCCGCAACCCGACGAACGGCAAGGAGACCATTCGCCTGTCAATTAAGGAATAGTTACTTGACAATGTAGACTCTTAGCGGAGACACTAAGCCCTCACTTTTGAGGGCTTTTTTGTGGCTAGGATTTTTATTGATGTTCACCAGGACGGCACTTTTACCACTGGACCATTCCACGGATGCCCGAAGGCTCACGCGGCCAATCAAGACGGCGGCGTCATTACCTACATGAGCGACGACGTAGTTTTTCGCGATATAGAGCCGTTCGGGATTGTCTTTCGCCGCCACACAATCGCGGCAAAGCTCGCATTCGGCCCTCTCGGTCGATGGTCGGGCGACTGGCGCAAGTGGGGCGCGTTCTGCATAAATAAGTGGGGCGCCTGGTTCGAGCGGGTTGAATGCGGCGCACGCCGCGCAAGGTTGCCATCGGCAGACGACAAGATCGACCAGCGAGCGCTCGGTATCATCACCAGGGCGCGCAAAATCCTGCTGAGCGTGCTGCGCAACCGGATGCGGGATGAGAGCCCCGAGTCGATCAGAAGGGCGATCACCAGGCTGTCAGAAAGCGGCGCAATATCCGTCATATCCGACTGCGAAGGCTCAGGAGTGACGGTTATTCTTGTCAATTAGCTGTCAAGTGGCTGGGCGCTTTTCAGGCCGAAACGGCAAAAGTTGACACCGTCCAGGCGGCGCGGTAGGTTCGAGGTAAGTCTCCTGCGGCGGCGTCGTCAGGCTGGTTAACCCCCTTATTGCTAGGGGTACATATCCCGAGATATCTAGTAGATATCCAGTTGATAGACCAGGAAACAAAGGACATAGCGAGATAGCGAGATATCTACCGGCACCCCCACATAGCCGGATTCGCAAAACTCCTCGGATATTTCGATATCTCGATATGTACCTCGGAAAGCCTAGTGTTTGCGCTGGTTTGACGGAATAACACACACGGATAACTCCCGGATATCTCGGATATCTCGCCCAAGGGCGGGATGGATAAGCTTCCAATTGCGCGCGCGATTAAGAGATTTTCTAGTATTAATCTCTATAGGAGAATAATAGAGGTATCAATTTTCTATTCTTATAAGTAGAATATGCGTACACAATCAGGAGGTCTAACGATGTCTCTGCGGTCTGAGTTATTTGAAGCAGTAAGGGCGGCATTGTTCGCCGGGGGCGTATCGCAAAAAGCGCTCTCCAGGTCGATGGGCGTAAACCAGTCTGAGCTGAGCAAGATCAAGCGCGGGCATGACGCCCTGTCGATTGAGAAGCTGATCGTTATCGGAGGTGCGCTCGGGGTTGGCTTGAAGTGGCAGATAGGGAAGTGTGAGCCGGTCCCGGTAGCCTCGCCCTCGGATGGTATGGATGGTTTTTCGAGGTCGCTCCGTGTGGCCGATGGATTTTTTGGGGAGGTTGAGTGATGGACAAAGAGAATCTGGTAAAGCTGGCGATGTATCACCGTGGTCGGGCCAACCGCATGACGGTGTGCGCTAATAGCCCTGCGCTCTCGTGTGGTCAGCGAAAGGCGTTCAAGGTGCTGGCTGACGCCGCATGGGGCTCGGTAGCGTCCCTGATGGCTCAGGCTCGTTATGAGGCGGGCATGGTCAAGCGACAGAAGTACCTGATCAGTCGCGAGTTCATGGCGGTTGCAACGGTCCATGCGCTGACCCGTGATGAGGCCGGCCAGCTCTATGAGGATCAGTGCGCCCTTGAGGGCATTGAGTGCGACTCGTACCTTTTGGGTCAGCCCATGGGCCAAGTGCAAGGGCCTAGCCGTTTCGCAGCGTGGGGCGCCATCCTGTGAGCCCTACTGTAGCGGCGCTGAGGGCTACCCTAGGCGATGCCATAGGTTACATGCTTAAAACGTCTGGAATGAGCCAGCAGGAGGCCGCAACGGCATGCGGAGTGCATCAGACGAACGTGTCTGCGGCTATCCGGGCAAAAAGCTGCACAATTGAAAAGCAAATCGACCTGCTGTCGGGTCTTGGCTATCGGGTTGAACTGAGGGTTATCAAGAATGAAAACTAATACCACTCCATACTGCGCGCTGATCGGCAAAGAGGTGACTATTTCCATCAAGCGGCCGGAGCCGGTGCGGGCGGACATGTTCGTGATTGATGAGCTGCCGTTTATCGAGCATGCGCCTGGCAATGAGCGGTCTATCAGTTTTGAGCGGCCGGAGGGTGTCAAGTGGTTTGACGCGGTCCCGAGTGCTGATGGTCTGTCGGTTGAGTTCTATGATCTGCCGGAGCCGGCAGGTGTATCCATCGGGTATATGGGTCCGTTCCCGGTGTGCCCGGAGGAGGAGGTAACCCGCCGTCTGGAGTGGGATTTGTTCTATCCGTCGGGGTCGGTGTCGGTTGTTCGGGATGAGCCGGAACCGAAGATGCGTGACGTGGTTGTTATTGGTCATGGTCGAGGGCAGCCAGTGCGGAATGGGGTTATGGCAGCCCTCCTTGCAGCGCTTGGGGCGACTGGGCAGCGGGTCCTTTACGTGAGCGATGGGCAGCATAGGGCGTTCCGCTCTATCGGGGTCGATCCCGACTACATGGAGATTGTCCGGCCATTCCAGTTCGCCGAAGGGGTTAACCCGGTTAAGAGCAAGCATCGGGGCCTGGACGTATCGCATCGTAGTCGTGCCGGAAAAGCTAACCGCTGGCGTTAAAAAGTGCTTGAGCCTGGGGGATGGTTTATGCCATGATCCAGGCTCACTTTATTTGTTGATTTGGGGGATTCATGCAGGGCACTGGCGCAGCTAACTTTGAGAAGAAAGGCAAGACAAAGGGCTATCAGGAGAATGCTGAGCAGGCACGCAAGCGGAACATTCGTATGCGTCGCGAGCGGCTTCAAAAGCGGCGCATGTGTCATATCAACCCGGAGAACATCGTCGCAGCGGATGAGCTCAAGTGAACCGCCTGTCGTTGTCGTGGGAGGGCGAGCTCATCGACTCCGTCCATGGCGACCTAGTCGAGTGGCGCGACGTTGAGAAGCTTGTAGAGGAGCTTGAGGCGTATCGCGCTGCGGCTAAGCCGGCAACGACAGGCACTGTATGCAAAGGCCGGTTCGGCTATGTCAACGGCGCAGACGCTCAGAAGTTCCTGGCGGGCGAGCGGTCCACTGTGACGGTCTCGCGCATGTCAACCGTCAAGCGCTCAATGCCTCTCTACTTCCCTGATAGCCCAGTCAAGTTCGTTAAGCCTGGAGTGGGCGACGCCTGCTACCACAAGGGCGCCAGGGTGACCTGCAAGGAGTGGACTCGGAAAGGCATCATCGTCGTCTACCCGGACGGCAAATGCGTGAATACAAGCTCATGGGAGTTAAAGCGGGATGGGGATGCACGTTAAATTGGCTCATAAAATTGGTGACACTGAGCTGCCTTATGAGCTACCTTGCGAAGTCGTCGTGATGAACGCCGACAATGCTGTAGTTCAAATTCAAATGGCTGCGGACGGGATGAGCAAGACTCGCACCGTTCAGGCTGATCAGGTTTATTTCAAGCTGGAGGCTGCATGAAAGAGGGTTGCATGGGCATAAGCGTCATCGTCCCGGTGACGCAGGTTATCCGCCTGGATCGGCTGCCGGCCAAGAACCGCACAAAGAGCGTCAACGCGGCGATTGATCTGTACCTTGACGTTCAGGAGGGTCCGGTGGGCAGCAACTGCTATGGCGTTGATTGCGATTATTTCCGGGAAAAGCTGCGCACCCTGATACGCGACATCGGCTCATATGGCCCTGAGGGGCTTAGTCGTGCCTTCGCAAGGCTTAGCGTAACGGCTGGAGGGGTCATTGATGAAAAAGTTTGAAGTCGTTAAGGCTCGGCACGGGCGAGCTGTCTACTGGGTCGAGCGAGTGGCTGCGAACCCGATGGCTATGATCCACACCAAGGCCAAGGCCGAGAAGGTCGCCAAGGCTTTCAGTCGCCACGTTGAGCACTGGAGCGCCGTCACACGGTCCGGCATGACCATCGTTACCCTGGAGCTTCGCCCGATCCGTGACGGTGGCCCGTATTTCCGTGCGGTCGGCGGCATTGACTGGCGTGAGGATGGCGTGACAGCCGAGGACCTCAGCCTAGCCATGGATCACTTGCAGCGCGACGCCTATAGAGCCTTGGCACGCCATGCAATCGGCCCCCATTAAAAAGTCGGTCTGGTGGGTTTACCTGCCAGGTCAAAAACCCTTCACCATGGGCGGATCGCCCATGACACACCAAGAGGCACAGGACATCGTATGGACGATTTGGGCAACGACGGACAAGAGCAAGATCCAGGTCCAATAGATCACTGGGTCAACTTCAAGACGCGCCGGGTCCGCATGGGTCGCGGGGAGGGGCAGCATGCGGCAGCACTGGCGGACGGGTTCAAGAAGGTCACGCAGAAGCATTTTGTCAGCTACCTTGACAAGGCCCGCAACGGGTTCCGCCGCAAGCCGAAGGCCAAGGGGGCGCGGCATGTATAACGGCAAGCGCGGGGCGCTATGGGTCGAAGGCGTCCAGCACGTCGAGCGCGAGATAGGGCTCGCACAGGGCGAGGAGGCGCGAGGTGTGGCCGACCGCATGCTAGCAGCCCTGGATCAGGCGGAAAGGCCTCGGGAGTACGCAGGGGGCGTTAGAGACGCATGCGAGGCTGTACTCAAGGCCCTGGAAGCGCAGGCCGTTGAAGTCGGCTGACAGACGGTATATCAACATTTATTGATATAGCCCGGTTTAAGTAAAATAATACTTGACCGGGCTTTTTTGTGTGCGTACAGTTCGTGTCAAGCAACTAGACAAACAAAACGGAGTAAATGACATGACCGCAACCATCAAGAAAGAAGCTCAGGACGTACAGGTTGGCGAAACCGTTTTCACCGCTGCGGGCAACTGGGCGGAAGTAACCGCGATCACCTGCACCGCTGGTGGGCTGGTAGTGATGTCCCTCAAGGACCACTGCCCTTGCCACTGGCACAAGACCGAGACCGTCCAGGCCCGCTAACCTACCCCGCCAACCTCAAGCCCCTTAAATGGGGCTTTGCCAGCACCAGACATTGAGGTTTTGACCATGACCAGCAAGCAAGAGGCAATCGGGATCATTAAGTCGATGGGCGGGACGGATGTCGGCGAGCGCGACGGCCGCAGCGGTACCACCCTGTCGGTTTCGGTTGGCGCAAATCGGTTTCACCTGCTTGAGTGCGAGTGGACGCGGCCTGAGGAGTCCTTGCGCGGGACGATAGGCGCGCTACTCTGCTGGGCTGAGCGCCACGAGGCAGCTCGCAAGGGTGAGGGGTCCGCCGTGACGGTATCAGTCTCCCGCCCAGCGCCCAACCCAAGCGCGAAGCGGCCACCAGTCGTGATGGACGTCAAGCGGCCTGACAACTGGACGCCGCTACGCTGCCCTCTGTGCGATATGCCGGACTCAGGGCGCAAGGGTTGGGGATGGCTGCTGTCATACGTGGCGGTCATCGCTGTGACATTTTTTTACTGCAAGTTCTTTATGTGACCGGGGAGTCAGAAAATGGAAAAAGCAACGATATTCGGTATTACCAAAGACCTTTTACGTCCAGACGATGCGCGCAGAGAGGTGACCTCGGACATCGCCCAGCGCGCATGGTTACTCGGCATGATCCGCCAGGAGTCGCTCCGGTATATGGGTGGCATTGCGTGGGCGCACTTGAGGGGCGCGATTCAAAGCCTGACCGGGATCACGCCGGAAAAGGTCCGCCTACTGCGTGAGCAGACCGGCGAGGGGCTCATGGCCTGCAAGAAGGCGCTAACGGCTGCGGGCGGTGATATGGAGGCTGCAAAGGAGCGGCTGCGCACGCAGGGGCAGGCGGTTGTTCGTCGTCCGGTTCAATCGCCAAGCCTGAGGGTTCAGCATGTCGACAGGGTCGGCTCTATCGAGTGGCCAGCCGACAACCCCATGCCTGACATGCGCCAGGCCCACCGGCAGATCCGGGAGAATGAGGACGTTTATCAGAGCTACTTGATGACGGGCGATCCCGTTACGCGTGATCGGCCTAGCGATCCGTTTATGGTGATTGCGCCACGCGCGGCCATGGTCGCACAGGCCTCGCTTATGCAGTCGGCAATGCCGGCTCTTACCAGCATCGCCATGACCGCAACTGATGTCATGTTGGCGCGCCAGGAGGCTGAGGCCCGGATTCGGCGGGCAATTCTAGAGGCTTATGACCGAGGCTACTCGGACGGCCAGAGCAACCCGAACGGCCACAGCGATGAATCAGAGCGTGGGCGCGTAGTCGTCGAGTCTATGGCTTGAGCGCGCCCTAAAAGCCTTGCAACCAACGCCAGGCCCGCCGTATGATGCGGCGGGTCAACCAATTGGAGATAGGAAATGACGGCAAAATATCCAACAAGCGCGCCAGTGGGAGTGCCGCGGCCTAATGCGCCCAAAGCCCAGCCCGCCAACGGCGGCCCGATAACGATGGTCTGCACCGTCGACATGAGCCAGGAGCTGCGCGAGGCCCTTGCGACCATTCAGGCGCTAAAGCCTGGGGAGTTGGTGGTTCTGCCTGGGGGCGATAGCGAGGAGCTGGCTGCTTTGCGGGAAGAGCTGGCCGAATGCAAGACGCAGAAAGCATGGTGGGCCGATTCAGCGAAAACACTGGACGAGCGCCTGACAGCCGCCGAGCAGCGGAATGCGGAGTTGGTCGCGGCGCTGAAACGGATCTATGGCGCTTCTGAGTGGACCAGTAACGCCTACCACTATCAGGAGGAAGCTCAAAAACTGGCGTGCGCCGCCCTCAAGCCCACCGAATCGGGGAAAGCGAATGAGCAGTAAAATTGACGGTGTTCCGCGCGATCTACTTGAGCGCGCAGCGTGCAACTTGACCAGCGGATGCGATGCCTACCAGATCCAGCAAGAGCTGACAAACATCCTCGCCGCCCCAGTCGTCGAGCGACAGGTAGGGGAGCCGCATGTGGTCGGGTACATGCCTGATCATCCTGACGGAGAGCCTCTGATCACGCAGGAATCGCATCAGGATTATGTCGCCGAACTGCAAGCCACGATAGATCGGATGGAGCGCGAGGCAAAGAACGACCTGATCGCGTATAAGGCGGCAATTGAAAAGCAGGCGGAGTTGCGCGCCGAAATCGATCGGCTTTCAAAAGAAGCATTGCCAGACCGTCACGAAGCCTGGATGGCTGGAGCTGAGGCGGGAAGGTCAGAAATCGAGCGGCTGAAGGGTGGGCAGGGTGAGCCGGTGGCGAATGCCAAGCCAGTCGCCAAGCTGCACGCTGAGCGACTGACAGGCAGGGATGGTGAATACGGGGTCACAGTTGAGGACCCTCAGTGGTTCAATACTTGCCGTCTGACTGGTGGAATCTTCAACCTCTACGCCTCGCAGCCCGCGCCGGTATCGGTGGTGCTGCCTGAGCCGCACGGCAAGCAATCCAACCTGAAAGACACCCAATATGCGATGGGCTGGAACGCCTGCATAGCTGAAGCGGAGGGCATGAATAAATGATCCATGTATTCTGGAATGAATGGCGCTACGCGGTGGGCTGGCAGTCTGCCGGGGCGGCGGTTTGGGCGGTTGCGGAGGGTCGGGCGGAATGATCATCGGACCGGACCATTATCGCTATCAGGACGTTCTCAACGAGGGAGGAATTCACCTAGTAGAGAAGACCTACCAAGTCATCCGGGAGACGCCATCGGGCTACTGGGTCAGGCTTATTGGCGGCGGCGGAAGGCTGACAACGAAAGATCAAGCGGACAGCGTCTACGACAACAGGCGCACGGCATGGGGGGTCAGGTTCGTGCTAAAGCAGTCGAGTCGGCGCCACTGCTACCCAACCAAGCTTGAGGCTATGGAGTCGTTCGCGTGCCGAAAGGCGGCTCAGATCAGGCACGCAGAGGCATCCCTAGTTAAGGCGCGCCACTCACTTGCCGCAGCAAATCGAATCGCGTCGACCGGGCTGGGTTACCCGCTTTGCCCATGGACGGGGTCAATCGAGGTAGGGATGCCGCCCGAGTACGCCGGAGTAACTTGGTATTAGTGTCAAGCCCCTTTACAGGGGCTTTTTTGTGCCTGGGCGCCCATATACCCGCCAGGAATAGCCCTTGTGAGCAAAGGTTATTGGCAGGCCTGGGCTGCCGGGTCTACCTTGAGGGTGTGCCAGGGGATCACCTGGCCCCACCAGGGGTGCATGATATGAGCGTTAATCTGATTGAAGTGTTCACTAAGATTGAAAAAGCCGCAGGCCAGGTCGACGACGTGGCGGGCCAGTTGCTCCAGGCGATCCGCGAGGCGAAGGCGGCAGACCTCGAAGCGTTCAATGCCATGATCTACGCCGCCTACGACGCGAAGGGCTGGTCGTATCGCGTAGGCCGCCCTCAGCCTGGGGATGTCCCGGCGCCGCCGTCAGTGAAGGTCTATATCTCGAACGTGCGCAAGGGCTACAAGGCTGGCCTCGACATGCTGGGCATGATGTCGATCTTTGATCTACGCAAGGCCCTGGCCGCCAACAAGCCGGCCGCCTCGCCTCCTCCTCAGGGGCCTGATGAGCTGGTAGGGGTTCGGGTCAACAAGGCCAACCGACTGACCGGAAACCTATTCCATGACGTCATCGTTCTATGGGAGAACCTGCCGGATACTCAGCAAGCGAAGCTGGAGGACGCGGTGCGCAAGCTGGTCGAGAAGTTCACCCACAAGGCCCCGCCCGCCATCCTCCCGACTCGGACCATCGGAGAGGCCGCCGCCGCTTAGAGTTGACCGGTTAACCCTTCGCCCGCCAGTCATCGGCGGGCTTTTTTATGCCTTGACTTTTACCTTGGAGGCTTGCGAGGATGTCCGCGTTTTATGGATCATGGACATTCAAGGGGAAGGGTTTTGGCAAAAGTCAAGTTTGTTGAAAGCTACACGGCCGAGGTGCTGGCCGCACGCGAGGCGCTCAAGGAAACTAACGACTGCACAGTCGTGTCGCTGGCGGTCGTGACCGGCAAGGACTATCGCCACGCTCGGGCCATCATGGCGGCGGGCGGAAGGCTGCACAGGAAAGGCCGGTGGATGCACAAGGCCGCTGCAATCGTCGGGATGGACATGGTGCGCGGCCTGGATGGCGAAGCCACTCCGACCCTGGCCGAGTTCTCAGCGGCGCACCCTCGGGGCAGTTACTGGGTCGAGGTCAAAGGGCACGCCCTGGCCGTTGTGGACGGCGTTATCTATGACCACTCACACAAGCCGCGCCGGAGGGTCCTGAGGGCCTGGCGGGTGCCGTCATGACTCTGGAGGAGCTTCACGCCTGGCACGTAGCGCAGCGGGATGCGCTGGCCGCCTACTTCAATACCGATGACACCGACGGCAAGACCGCCAAGAGCTATCGAAAGCTCCTGGCTGCCTCTCAGGCGCGGGTCGATCTTTTAGCTAAAATAATGGTTGACGGGCATCAAGTGAATTGACAGAATGCGGGCACACCAACTGGAGAGTAAAACCATGAGTTACAAGGATTTGAAGGCTGAGTTCAACGCTCGCGCAATCACCCTCGCGCTAACCTCTTGCCAGATTCAGACGGTACAGAACCTGGCCCGGATGCGCGACATCATCGTCGAGCTGGACAATGAGCGCGCTCAGGTCGCTGATGCTGCTCGCGTCCTGGCTATCGACTTCGGCTACGACGATGTGCAATTGCAGTGGGGTAGCCCTGAGTCGATTATCGACATGGCTAATCGCCGCACCGTCCTCGCGGCCGAAGCTTCCCGCTCGAACCTGCGCGAATACCAGATCGAAGCGGTTTTGATGACCTGCGCTGCCTGGCCTAAGCAAGCGCACTCGGTTGGCGGGTTCGTCAATGCCGGCCTGGCTTATAAGCTTGGACGCGCAGCCGGGGAGTTGGCCTCGGACTGGCTCAAGACCCGAGAGCGGACGGCGGACTCTGCGCGGTTCCTGTTTCTGCATGGAATGAGCATGTCGAGGCAGCTCCTGCAACTGGACGCCCTAGATGCTGCGCTTATCGCCAAAAACGCAAGTCAACTCCAGGTCGCACGCGGGCAGGCTGCAAACGCCGCTCAATGGCTCTACCTGAACACTGAAGCGGACCCAAAGCTGATGCAGGCGATCTTTCGCCGCAGCACTCGCGCCGACATCATTCGCGACCGGGGGCTGTTCGAATGAACGCCCGCGAATGGCAGTACAAGTTCCGCGACCCGGCGACAGGCCAGGTCATGACAACGGACTGGCGCCCGTATGACGGCGTCACGTCGATTCACGAGCTGCGGCGTGTTGCCGTAGACGAACAGCAAGGCCGCGACGTATTCGAAGTGCGTTCGCAGCCTGTAGGGGGTGCATAGTGAGTAAGCGAAAGACCGGTATCAAGAACGAATTACGGGCCTTCTATGCGGACCAAGGGCTGACAGGCAAGCACCTGCGCAAGGCCTTGCGGCACGACATGAAGGCGGTGGCGCGGAATATCGCTGTACAGGGCTGCGGTTATCGCAGTGTGCGCAGCCTGCAAACCGCCTTCGGCTGGGGTTCCTCGCTGGAGGGCTCGGACTACTGGGGGTACAGAGCCTGCGCGATCAATCATCCGTCCCGCAGTCGGTCACGGTGGGCAGAATGAGTCGGCGCAAGTTGACGGCCGGTGATGTAGAGAGGGCCTTGGACACTGAAAAGCCTGGCTACTACCAGGAAGTGGCCGACCGGCTGAACGCGATCATTAACCCGCCGAAGCTGGTTGGGCACCTGGAGCTTGTTGGGCGCGCCCAGGTAGAAAGGGGAGGTCAGGCAAGGATAACGGTAGACCAGATCCCGGTATTCTCGACGGACGCATACGGTGACCTTGGCGCCTTTGCGGAGTCGGTCAAGTCGACCTACGGGATTGTGCATATCGAGAGCGCGACATTCTCGACCGGCTTCCCGTCAATCTAAAGGGCTTCAATCATGCAAAGAAACAGACGCTATACCGTCGGCTTCAAGACTGACGACTTCGGCCGGACTTCAGCGGTCACCGTGGAGGACCTCTCCCTGCCGGCCGACGGGGGCAGGGTCGTGGCTGTCTGCCGGACTGAGGCTGTCGCGGCGCAAGTACGCGATGCGCTGGAGCTGGTGCGTGGCGACCGCGACGACTTTACGGAAATGCTTGAGGGCTGGCGCTGCAAGCCGGAGCCGGAGCAGCAAAACCTGATGCCGGAGCCGCCCAGCGGGGTGCGCTGTCCTGATGGGTCGCTTCACGACCATGACGGTGAGCTGACATTCGGGTTTGAGTGGACCTGTAGCAAGTGTGGCTATGTGCATGAGGTCCCGTTCTAGACCGTCAATTTAATTGACAAAAACCCTTGCAATAAAGCGAGCGCATATTTAAAGTGCGCTCCTCAACCAAGCAATACCACGGAGATTCACCGCATGACCGACACCACTGTAGAGACCACTCCGAACAGCATCAATAAAATGATCAAGTCGAAGATGATCAAAAAGCTCGACTCGGGCCTGTGGATTCAGCTCAAGAACGTCCACGACAAAAAGCGCGAAGATGGCACCTGCTGGAACCGTCGCGACATGAGCGCCTCCGGCACCCTGGAGCATATCGCAGGCATTACCAAGCACCTAAGCCGAGACGGCATTCTGCCGGCTGTAGAGGTTCAGGCGCACCCGGAAAGCGGCGTGGTAAAGATCGACGGCTATTGCCGTACCGAGGCGTACCGCAATGTCGACGCATCCGGCGAGGGCGAAATCTGGCTGCCTATCATTCAATTCAAAGGTGATGAGCTGGACTGCCTTGCCCGTATCGAATCCTCGAACCGCGACCGCAAGCTCACTCCGCTCGAACAGCTCGACCTCTACAAGTCGACCCGCGATGAGCTGATAGCTACCGGCCTCAAGGGCACCCTCGCGGAAATCGCCCACGTCATGAACGTTTCGCGCCAGTACGTCGACCAGATCCTCAAGTTGGGCGCCCTGGACGCCGAAGGCAAGGCGCTGGTGTCCGAGGGTAAGGTCACGGCAGCCCAAGCTGTTAAAGCTGTCCGTGAGGGCGCTGAGGCCGCTACAGCAGCACTCAAGACCAAGGCGGTCGAGAACAAAGAGAAGGCAGGACCGAAAGCGCCTCAGGTTGCGCCGTCCCTGCTGTCTGACCTGTTTCAAATGACCGGCAACATCCGTCGCAGCCTGTCGCCAGAAGTTCACGCGGTCGCCGCTGGGTTCCTCAAGGGCGAGCGCAAGGCAACCGACATGGTATCTATCGAGGTCGGCCACCTGGCCCGCCTGATGGCCCTCCAGGACGAAGGCGAGCGCCAGCTTGAGGCCAAGGCCAGCAAAGCAAAGGCCAAGGCGGAAGCGGCTAACCAGGAGCCTATTGAGCTGCCTGAGGTGCCGGTAGACTCAATCCCTGCGGACGTACAGGCTAAGCTAGACTCGGAGCTTGCGCATGTCGACCTGGGCGAACAGTTGAATGATGACGGCCAGGAGCCTTGCCGCGTGGCGAGCGATGGCGGTATAGGTGAACTGGCATTGGTCGACCTGGACCCCGCCGACCTGGGCGGCGACTGGACACCAACGGACGCCGACCTGCAACTCAAGGACGACCAGGAGCGCCACGAGTCGGACAAAGAGCAAGAAGACAACAACCAGTTCGCATTCCTAGGCTGACAATCAACTTTACGGGGCGCTTCGGCGCTCCGCTTTCTGGAGAGAAAGAGTATGACCAACAACAAGCAATCGACCGGCCCTATCGACCTGATTCCTGGCGCTAACTGCCTTGAGTACGCCTTTGTGGGCTCCCGTGTGACGTGTGAGCCGCCAGTGCTGGACACTGACTGCGACATCATTGTGCTGTTCGAGCGGTATCCCGGGCTTGCCGCTATGCAGAGCGCAATCTATCAGGCCGGCGGCGAGCAGTGCGGCGAAGACTACGGCGGCGAGGCCGAGCTGATCCCTATGCGCCTGGGCGATCACAATTATCTCTTGACCCTTTCGCCGACCTACTACCGAACCTTCTTGCATGTGACGGCGGTAGCAAAGCACCTAAACCTCCTCGACAAGGCCGACCGAAAGGCTGTGTTCGCCTGCCTGATGGATGGCGACACCTCTTACATGACCGAGGGTTCGCGCATCAAATCCCACGCCCAACCCCTGGAGGACTTCCTGTAATGCTGCCTGAAACCGCCTACATCATGGATACAGAGACGACCGGCAAAGATCCGGCCGTAGATCAGGTCATCGAGCTGGCGCGCCTGGAGCTTCCTGCCACGCCCGCTGAGTTCCTGAAAATGCCTCTCGACGGCGTCACGTTTCACCAGTTCTATGGGCATACCGCGCCAATGGCGCTCGGTGCAATCGCTACCCACCTGATCGACCCTGACAAGCTGGTTGGCCTACCACTGTTCGAGTCGGTCGACTACGCCGGCCGGTTCGCTATCGGGCATAACGTCGACTTCGACTGCCGCATGACGAACCTTGTCGGCTGCAAGCAGATTGACACCCTGCCGCTGTCCCGGATGCTGTGGCCTGAGCTGGACTCGCACACGCAGAGCGCGGTCCTGATCCACGTCGGGCGCCTCACTAAAAAGCCGTCGTCCTGGGCGATCAACCTGCTCAAGAACGCCCACCAGGCAGACGCCGACGTCCTAAACTGCGCTCGCGTGCTCAAGTACATCGTGTGGGTCATCATGAATAGTCATGAGCTCAGGGGCTTGCTGAGCTGGCACGACCTGTACCAGGTCACGCAGGATTCCCGCGTGCCGAAGGTGATGCCATTCAGCAAGCACAAGGGTGTCGCAATTGCCGACGTCGACCAGGGCTGGGTAGACTGGTACGCAAAGCAGGAAGTTACCGACCCGTGGCTAATCATCGCATTCAAGAAGGCGGGGAAATTGCCAGCCTAAATAACCGTAAATCTACTTGACACAAGCAAGGCCCGACCTATAAAGTCGGGCCTTCTTTATTGGAGTTACGAAATGTACATCTACCCTATCGCTGCAATGGCTCTGCTTATCTCTATCGTCGCTCTCAGCCTTGGCGTTGCCGCTCTCGGCATGGCCTGCCAGCGCGCAACCGAGACCGGGGAAATCTGATGCAGGGGCGGGAGAAGCGCGACTACAGGTGGCGGCACGACGCAGAAAAGGAGGCCAAGAAGCAAGCTAAGTTTTGGCCTTACTCCTGGGTCATTCAGCACCCGCTAACCGGCCGTTACGTCGTGCTGACAGGTGAGACTATCGATGACGCACCTACGCGAGTCGCGCCACTTGCAGCGTTCGGCTCGGGGCCTCCACTGTCTCCATGCGAGCCTGACGACGGCGAGCTTTGGCGTATGCTTGTAAGCTTGATTGACGGCGGACACATTGTTATTTCCCTGAAAGATCACGGCGTCATAAATTCTACTGACTTGGCGGACATCGTCCGCGATGAGGCTTCAAATGTCTGATTCAACCACGCAGCACCTGGAATCCCTGCTGAAAGACGACGGTCACCAGTTCGCAATGGTGCGCAAGGCTGACCTTGCGGCGCTCCTGGATACGATGTATTGCTTTAAGGCTGGTCGCGGGACCTTCGCAAACAAGGTTGGAGAGCTTCGCCGCACCATGGCAGAGCAGAGCCAGGTTATCGAGGAGGCTTTCGCAACCATCCGCAAGCTGTCCGGTCACGCCCGCAAGCATGGCGATGAACGCCGCCGCTACATGGCGAACAACCGGGCGCTTCTGGCGCACCAGGAGAACCAGGAGGCGACCGTAGCGGAAATGGGCGCAACCATTGACGATAAGGCCGCAGAAATTTCCGAGCTGAACCAGGAGCTAAACGCATACAGCGACCTGTACCGGCGAAACCTTGGGCGCCTTATGCTCGCCGAGTCAAGCCTCGCGATCATCCGAAAGGCCGCTCGGGCATGACTCCCGGCGTCAAGTACCTTGTCGAGTTTCCCGGCCAGCTCGGGCGACCAACCGTCGAGATTGAATGCTCGGTCGACGTTTACGGGCGCTGGAGCATGGCTGACGGGCGATTCATCCCTGAACCGAAAGAGGTTGCGCGAGGCATCTACATCCGGCTAATCTGCGCGCCTAAATTCGTTGTGGATGCCATGAAATGAATCAGAAGCAAGTTAACGTTCGATGGGGCATGAGCTATGCCGACCTGCTGCCATGCTTTGCCGCTCAGGGGCTTTCAATCAGGGATACGGCTAGCGCCCTAGGTGTCTCTCACGCAGGGCTTAGGGAGGCCGTTAGAAAGCTTGGCATAGCAAGCCAGTTCGAGAACGTAGCGGCGCGCTCTTCGGCCTCCAGGCGCCTTCGCCAGCCGTTCTGGCTCTCGGTAGAGGACAATTGGGCGGCAGGAATGACCAGGACGCAGTCAGCGGCGATCCTTGGCTACGACCCTCAGGCGTTTATGTTCGCGCTGAGGGAAAACCCCGAGCTTGACCCTTATTCGCCATGGCACGTCGCTGCCGACTACTTGCGGACGACTGGCGAGACGGTGGTCGCAGGGGCTCGCAGGATGGCCGCCCAAGGCATGACCAAGACGGAGGCGGCAAGAGCTATAGGCTATGCCTCCTCGAATTCGCTAGATGATGCCCTAGCCTCTCGCGGCGCTTCCATTGAGTTCAAGAAAAGGATGCTCAAGCCTAAGAAGTATTTCGAGGGTTATATTGGCCGCCTATTCCCAAAAACCCCAGGCCCGCACCCGTGGAAGGTCGCAGCAAGAAAGGAGATTGCACAGCATGAACGCATGGGAACAAGCTCGCAATAAGAACGCCAGGCGCCGCACGGAGTCGCCAACCTACACGGGCATGCAGGCAGATCCTCGCCACTGCCACGACTACCCGCCAGAGCCGCCACGCCACACTCCTGAGCGGCGCGCTGCCATCGTCAAGGCGATTGACGCAATGGAGGGGAAATTGAATGGCATGGGTTAAGCAATGGGGCTCGAAACGCTGGCATAAGACCCGCCCGGATGGAATAATGGGGCTGTGCGGAAAGCGCACAATTGCCACAAAGACCGCCTCCGAGCCACCATGGCACGTCGCCTGCGTTGGCTGCCTGCAAGTAATCCAATCGAACAGGAAAAAACAAACAGCATGAGCATCTACCACAAAGACGTTTCGCACCTGAAAACCATTGACCCGTACCGGTTGCAGGAGCTGTACAAGATGCACCCGTGCGCTGAGCACGTAGTGAAAAAGCTCCTAGTCGCCGGTGACCGCACTGGCGGCAAGTCGCTCGACGAAGATATCGCGGACTCAATATGGACTTTACAGCGCTGGCAGGAAATGCGGGCAGAGGATGCGGCCATGCGGTTTGAGCTTGTTGAAGTCACGGCCGACAGCGATCCCGGCCAGCGCTTCGAGGTGGCTACGCCTGGGAAGGTCCCGCTGTACGATTGGAGAGGGGTTGCCGGCCACTTTAACTGGCTGGCAAGCAACCCTGACGGGGTTATAATGGGTTTCTCTGTCAGGCCTGTACGCGACTCCTTTGGGTGGGTGATGACCAGCGGCTCGTGCGCGCCAGTCGATACCAGCACTACCAGCGCCGTCATGGCCTGGGCTGATTCCCTGGAGGCCCGCCCGGAATGAGCGCCCAGGACGAAAGCCGCCTGGAGTCGCTACAGCGCTCAGTCGACCGCGCCTACATGCAGCGCAACACCCTGGCGGTCGCTGCCGTCAAAATGGCCTTACTGCTGGGCTGGCCTGCGGGCCAGGGCCTGGACGATAACGAGGATGGTGAACACGAGTGGCGACACGTTGTTTACATTCAGTTGCCGGACGGCTCGCAAGTGTCGTACCACATCGCGCCTGGCGACCTAGGCCTACTGGACGGAATCCCGTGGTTCTCGGGCGAGTGGGATGGCTCCTACCTCGGAACAACTAAGGAATGGATCGCGTCCATCCCCGAGCTCTACACGTCGCTTGTGCCTGCCGGGATGACCCTGGAGGGGTGGGCAGAGGATCAGCTCGAAGGGTTCGCCCTCAAGCGCTGGCGAGTCGAGCTGCGCAAGGTTGACGCCGACGACAGTATCAGTCCTGAGACCAAGGATCGTATCCTTTGCGGGTACATCAAGGCATGGGCGGCGGGCTAGTTTGACACCGTGGAAAAGGTCTGTATTATTCACCTGGCAACGGGCGAAAACGAAACAGACTCATTGTCTACCGGCCTTTACGCTAATCGCAGGCTAAAGCGATGAAAAATAATTTGGCTGACCTGGCGGACGAACAGTGACCGCCTGATGACCCTAAAGGGTCTGCGAATGAAAGCCCCTTGCCAGTGAAGCGGGGCGCGACTGGGAGTCGGTCGCCTGGCATCAAGCCCTATTAGCTCAGTTGGATAGAGCAATCCCTTGTCGCGGGATAGGTCAGCGGTTCGAACCCGCTATAGGGCGCCAATCAAGTAGCTTGACAGTTTCGACCGTGCGGGCCGGTAGGATCGGCACTTATGATGAACGGTCGCCTTAGACGGAGTAATTACCCTGAGAGGCGTCAACTAGCTTAAGTGAAAGAGAGTTCAATACTCTTCGCACGGAGCACCGAAGAAGGCCGAAAGGCAGAACTAAAACGAGGCGACTCAGCGCGCCTACCTCAAGTACGACCGACCTGGCGCGCAGGGTAATCAGGCTTAAGGGAACTTCGGTGGCACAGTTTCGCGGGTATGCACAGGGTGTTAGTCAGCCTTCCAAGCTGACGACAAGGGTTCGATTCCCTTTATCCGCTCCAGTGTTTGACGTGGCTACCCCGACCTAGTGAGCGGGCAATTGCGGAAGGAAGTACGCGCAGGTCTACAAGTGGCGCGCAACTCTTGCGGGTGAGGCTCCCGCCGTCAACTGATTCACGGACGATTGGCAGAGAGGTTTAACGCAACCGCTTGCTAAGCGGCAGCCCGAAAGGGTTCCCAGGTTCGAATCCTGGATCGTCCGCCAAACGCACGCGCATAGCTCAGCGGATAGAGCAACCGCCTTCTAAGCGGTCGGCCACTGGTTCAAATCCAGTTGTGCGTACCAACAACCGGCCGACATGCACTAGCGGCCCCGGACGTCGTAACCGGGCTATTCTCTCCAGTGGTACTAAACCCGCCTTAAAAAAGCGGGTTTTTTTATGGGCAAAGAAAAGCCCCGGTTAAGGGGCTTCGGCTCTAGCTCATTTCTCTCCATGCCAGGATGGTAGAGGCTGTCGTTCCGCCCTCGCCGCCAATCATGTACTGGTATCCAGGCGGAACGAAAAGCGTGATGGTCACCCGGCGCGGAGTGGTTCCGGTCTGCGCATCGCTGGCGAACTCAAGCCCGTTTGTGTCGCTGGCATCCTTTCGGATGACGCCACGGAAAAACCTCGAACTTGAGGTGTTTTCAGTCGAGCGCAAAAACACAATCATTTCATTGCCTGAGTTGTTTGATTTCCACACTCCAGGAACTTGCTGGTTCGTAGGTAGATCGCGCCAGATACGGATGGATCGCGGTAGGTGGGCGGGGAGGTTTACAATGGGCACTCTAGCTCCGGTATCGAGCGGAGCGACGCCGCTGGCGGCACCCTTTGCGGTCGACGGAATAAGCCCGCTCGTGTCAACTGGCGGCGGCAGGTTGGCTGCCGGGACCTTCTTGTCTTGCCCTAGCGGGGCGACCCCGCCCGCCTTGTCTCGATCCCCTTTTGGCATATAGGTATCGGCGGCGTGCTGCTTACTCTCAAACGGCAGGTCGTCGCCGGACAGTGCCAGGCTGATAGCCGAGGATATCTCGGCAGGCCCCGGCTTTGCATCCCACTCGGAAATCTGCGAGCTTGTAACGAACCGCTTTTCGGGAGTCTCGGAAATCATCGCAGCAATGTAGTCGCCCGACTGCGGCGCAATGTTCCCGGTTCTGCCGTTGAATGAGGCTACCCCGATAGCCATGGTGTTTCCGAGTGGGGACCAGCTCGCATCAATTGCTGGGTCCTGATTCGCGTCCAGGCCCCAAGCGTCGCCGGTATCACTCTCATAGGCAATAGTGAGGTCGCCGTACACGGACAGCGCCAGGCGCGCAGCCTTGTTCGCCACGTTGACCTTGCGGCCTACCGGGAACTCAGGCAACTGGCTGTATGGCACGCGCCCCGAGGATAGGTCGGCCTTCTGCGACAGCCCGAGCGACAGAGCGGAAAGCTCGCCCATTGCAGCGTCTGCCGCCATTCTCGCCTCTGACGCCTTTAGCGAGGCCTGCGCCGCCTTAATCTCGGCCTCTGAGACGCGGTAGATAATCTCCTCTGGCAGTTCCCCGCTCTGACCGCCGTCAATCCCCTTTACAACGGCCTGGACCTTTCTGCCTGACATTTCCATGGGGCTGCCGTAGAGAGTCATGCCCTCGACGTTGACAGCATGCAAAACCATGAGCTCCAGCGACTTGTTGGTGTCCGCCTGGAGTAGCCTGTATTCAGCCATTTCTCTTTCCTTGGATCAGTATGAAACTCACATTCTATCATGCAAGTCAACGGTTTTTTAATCCGTGTTATCATCCTGTCATCACAGACAAGCGGACCAAATTCAATGGCACTCGACAACAACCCCGAAACATTCGTAGCGCTCATTCAAGGCCTGAGCGAGCCAGTTAGGGCTGCCGCCGCTGCCGCCGTCCTGGGGCTTGTACTGGCGTTCCGAAAGAACGAGCGGGGGATCGTCAAGCGTCTGCTCGAAGTGCTCGCAGGCGCGATCACAGGCTTTATCATCGGCTACATCCTGCACCTTGCTAGCTTCGAGCCGTGGGTTATCTGGTCGAGTAACGTAGCCATTGCATACCTGGGCGTCGACAAGGTCCGCGAGGTGATCGACTTCGCCGTCGACAAGTACATTTACAGAAAGGACCCTAAAGCATGAGTAACGCAGGGCAGTTCACGTCAAGCCGGCAACCGGTAGACCGCCAGAAGCGCGGACCGAGTAAGCGCACGCTGCTGCTGAACGCAGTCCACAAGCAGTGCGTAGACGACTTCGGTCAGCCATTCAAGACGGCCGCAGAGGCCGAGGTCGCATTCATGGAGAAGCTGGTTAAGCGCGCCATGACCATTATTGACCCGGCGTCGGGCCAGCTCCTCAAGGAGGTGCTCGCTCGCCTGCACCCGGTCGACAAGGCCACCATGCCTGCAATCTCGTTTGACTTTCGGGAGGACGGCAACGCCGCAGAGAAAATCGAGGACGTACAGAAGGCTGTCGCGGCCGGCATCCTGCCTGTGGACATGGGGAACACCATGGTGAACATGATTGTTGCGGGCATCAAGGTCTTCGAGGTCACCGAGCTTGCGGACCGCCTGGCTCGAATCGAGCAAATGTTGGCAGAGGCCGACGGTGACTAAGAGGCGGATCACGACAAAGCTACTCGATGACATTGAGAGGAGGGTAAAGGCAAAGGCCGGCACCGTAGAGTCGATGGTTATCGCGCTGGTTGACCGGCACTGCCAGCCCGTTCGGGTCGTGCAAATGGTCGGCCGCACCGTCGTGGACGTCGACAAGACACCAGAGATTTACATTCCCGAGATTTTCGGCGACTACCTTTACCCGGCCATGATAAAGGTGGCGCGTGGCGGTCGCGGCTCTGCAAAGACCCATTCGTTTATCCGCATCATCCTAGCTCGGATGCAGGCCAGCCGCACGCACGTTGGCTGTTTCCGGGAAATCCAGAAGTCTATCGCGGACTCGATCAAGCAGACCATCGAGTCGATCATCGAGGAGCTAGGGCTACGGGATCAGTTCTACATTACCGACAAAGAAATTCGCCATATGGCGACCGGCTCGAAAATGGTTTTCGCGGGCCTGTATCGGAACGTGAACAGCATCAAGGGCATGGACTGGATCGACATAGCCTTCTGTGAGGAGGCCGAGAACATATCGGCCGAGTCCTGGAACATCCTCACGCCTACGCTGAGAAAGCCAGGCGCCGAGCTCATGGTCTGCTACAACCCTAAAAACGTCCTGGACGCCACGCACCTTCGATATGGGCCTGGCGTGTGCAAGGCCTGGACGGATGAAACCAAAACCGTTCGGTACGCGATCACCAAACAGATTAACTACGGTGACAACCCGTTTTTTACTGAGACATCCCGCATTCAAATGCTCGCCATGAAAGAGGAGGACCCGGACCTCTATGAGCATATTTGGGAGGGTCAGCCGAACGCAGACAGCGAGCAGGCCATTATCAAGCCGTCCTGGATACAGGCCGCAGTCGACGCGCACCGCCTCCTAGGGTTCGAGCCGACCGGCAGCAAGCGGGTTGGGCAGGACGTCGCAGACGAAGGGAAAGACACCTCGGCGCTGTGCTTTAGCTGGGGTTCGGTCGTCCTGGACCTGGAGGAGTGGAAAGGCAAGGACACGCACTACACGGCGCGCAGGGCCTACGCCTATGCCAGCGACAACCGCGTCGACGCCCTGATCTACGACAACATCGGGGTGGGTGCTGGTGTCAAGGCTGAGCTAAACCAGCTCCGGTCGGACGCTGAGGAGGAGGGCCACTGCTTCGCCGATGAGGAGCTTTTCGAGATTCACGGGTTCAACGCTGGCGGGGCTATCGTCGACCCGACGCACGAGTACCTGCCGGGCAAGCTGAACCGCGACATGTTCGAGAACATCAAGGCGCAGGCATGGTGGGCGCTGCGTGACCGCTTTTATCGAACCTACCGCGCCGTGCGCGAGGGCGCCGTCTACGACCCGAGCGAACTGATAAGCCTGTCCAGGGACCTCCCGCAACTGGAGAAGCTCAAGGCAGAGCTGTCGCGCCCACGGGTCAGCTACGGCAAGACCAGCAAGGTGATGGTCGAGAGCAAAAAGGACATGGCAAAGCGCGGCATCCCATCCCCAAACCTTGCGGACGCCCTCGTTATGTGCTTCGCGCCAATCGGACCGGAAACTATGGGGGTTTTCCTGTAGGCGTAAAAAAGCCCCATTCAAGGAGCTTGAGGTGGTCGGGTTAGCGGTCTGGGTGGTTACGGTAAATAGTGTCAAAGTGTCGACCGACGTTCCACGCTAGTAGCTTGGCATCTGGCTCAGGCACGCCCTCGTCGACCATCTTTTTTACTGCTGCTGCTTGAAGGTTTTTATTTCGGGTCCAATTCACAAAGCCAGCTTTTGATTTTGGGGCGGATTCAAGCGCTTGCTTCAAGGTGTTCAGTGCGTTCATGTCCGTGCGTCCCGTGGTTGCTTGCTTTCGATGGGTTCATTCTGTCAATTCAGTTGACATTCGTCAAGCGTTATTTCGCTTGTTGACGCGACCGGTCAGCAACCAGCATAATCAGCACCCTAACAACTGGAGAGAACACCCGTGGAATACAGTAAGCAATTCGACTCGCTACAGGCCGCCAATCAGTTCGTTTCCGAACTACCACCCATTGCGTGGGTTTCCCGCCGTCATCGGCCTGGGCGGATCACGGTGAGTTGGCGACCGCTTCGCCTGCGGATGATCCGAGCGGACGGCGGGACCAACGCAACGGCGCCCACCTTCGAGGTCAAGCGCGAAATCGAACACGCCTACCTGATCCGACCGCAGAGCGGGCAAATGATCAAGGTCAACCGTTACACGCTCATGTCGGCAGACCAGCGCTTCGAGCTGGTATAAGGGAGGACGTATGAAACGCGACGAACGACCCGACATCTGAAGCAAAGGGGCCATCTAGGCCCCTTTTTTATTCATCATCATTGCCCGCGTCGGGGTTCATGGCCTTGGCCTTGGCGATAATCTCGGGCGTCCACGGCTTGCCGTCCGCGTCGACTAGCACCTCGACGAACGTGCATTTGCAGTTGATCATATTCGGACTCGTGGACATCCAGACCCGAGCCTGTTCGAACGTGTACAGCTTCGCGTGCCTGCGGGCATGGCTCTGCCGCGTCGTGGCGCTTAGGGCGCTGAGCTGCATCATGCGCAGATTGAGCCCGAGGTCGATAGTGGCCGACTCGGCCTCATCGATCCGGGAGCGCCTCAGGGCTGTAGTTATCTCGGTCCGAGCGATACGCCTGGCGCGTACTATGCTTGTGTCTGTCTGCGCGGCTATCTGCTGGGCGATCACGTTCGGGTTGATACCCTGCGCCATCCCGTCCATGAGGATGGTTCTGTACTGGCGCTTCATGTCCGAGGTGAGACCCTTCATTTCCTCGAACACTCGCGCCCGAACATACCCGAGCCGGGTGCGGTAGGCGTCCGTTTGCATGATGGCAATAAGCGTCGGCCGGGTCAGCTTGTAGGCCGCTGACTGCACCGCGATATTCGCTTGCGCCATGCCGGTTCCCTGCTGATACGCAGGCTCGACATAACCGCTCATGAACCAGCCCGTGCGCTCCTCGCTGCCGCCGAGCACGAGCCTGTCAATCAAGTTGTCAATCTCTACGCCGATGTTTTCCACGGTCAGTGTGTCGACGTTGAAGTAGTAGCGCACCACGTCGGCGTTCGTGACAAGTGGCGAGCTGAGCGTAACGGCTTTCACCGGCACGGCATCTAGTATCGCTTTGACGTCACGACCTACAGGCTTGATCCGTCGCTCAAACTCGGCCATGGCGCGCCGCTCGCGAGAATCTTGCGCGGTTGGGTCGTTTATCTTGCGCGGTAGCAGTGGAAGTGGCATATTCGGGCCTGTCCTTATTTAAACGTCAATTGTACCCTGGAGTGGTCGAGAATGATGGAGTTAGTTTTGAACATGGTGAGCGCGGCATATACGGCTCTGTCGGCCTTTGTCATCGCGCTTATGACCTTTGCGCCCATAATGCCTCACTGGGCTAGCCTGGCGCTATCGTTCGCAGTGGGGGCCACGGCGGCGGTCATTGGCTGGACCTGGCGCCAGTGGGTATGGCGGGTTTTGAGAGGGAAGTAAAAAGGGGCCTGCATGGCCCCTTTTGTTATTTGGCTGGGGGCTTGACACCCACCTCATCGCCGTTGTCGTCACCCTCATCGAGGGGCTCAATCGTCAATGTTCCACCATTGACAAACCCTGCCATGTCGCGAGCCTCCTGCGCCTCGAATGGATATTCACCGGTCTGCGCAAACGAGGCGTTAACCTCGCCCATGAGCTTGGCGTTTTCGAGCTTCTCTTTCTGGCTGGCCTCGGACAGGTCCGACCAGATAACCGACGTTTCCGCCATGAACTGCACAAGACCGATTCGCATCAAGTGCGCGAGTACCTGCTCAATGTCCGACGAAAGCGTCTGAACGCGGCGACCCTGCATTGTGCTGTTCCAATCCTTGTTGTCCTCGCCGGATGCGCGCTCGCCGGTTTGGCTGCCGATCCAGATCATGGTTGGCATCATGAACGACGCGGCGGCAGACATCAGCGAGATATTGAAATGCTGCTGAGGGTCCGGCACGTTCGAGACCAGCGTAGAGACGTTGGCGCCCTGCGTGATAACCGCCTGGTCAATACCCTGGTTGAGCCCCTCGGTCACCTGATTGAAGATCCCGCGCAACTCGCCCGGCTTGACCTTGTGAGCCGCCGCGATGTCGTTTAGGTTGACCTCCTTGTCGAAGTTGATCGCAATCTGCCGGGAAGCATTCTTGAGGAAAGACTCGCCGGAGCCACCGGAGATTTTTTCCATGTTGACGAAGTCGTTAAACGCCGCTCGCAGCATCGGAACGCCGTTGACGATGTCGCCCAGGATGATAACGCGGTCGGGGTGAATCTCCAGGTTGCGACCAGTGTAGCCGGACGTCGCCTGGCTGCCAGCATCGTTTCCTACCTCCCCCTCGCGGAACGAGTACATGGTTGGCAGGCCGTAGTTCTCGCTGTCCGTGATGTCATCACCCCAGGACGCCGGGAATAGCTGGCCTTCCCACGCAGGAATGATCCGCACGAGCCTGCGGGCGGCACGTCCGCGCACTGGCTTATCCCAGGTCTTGCCGTCTGCAATTTGCAGGATCAGCGCTGAGTATTTGCCGACGCAACGGCGGGTATCCGCCTCGCGCAGGCACTCCCATAGCTTGCTTTGCTTTGCTACGGCTTTAAACGACTTCTCCCATGCGGTTGGCGGGCGCTTCTTGTCGTGCTCCTCCCCCTCGATAACCTGGGGTTCGTCCTGCCAGCACTTGCCGACAACGCGGGATACAGCGCCGTGGGCGAGGCTGTTCCGTTCCCACATCCGATAGTAGTCGTCGAATGCAATGTGCTCTTTCCAGCCGAAGGCGCGCCAGGCGTTCGGGCGCTTTGCATCCGATCCGAGGAGGCCGTCGGACGGAGCGAACCGCCGCCTAGCTCGAAACATTTTCTCCTCGCCCAGCGCCTCATTGAGGGCCAGGTACAACGGGCTCCCCTCTGCTGGTAGCTTGATAGCTTGACTCATGTTCGAGCCTCCTGATTCAAAGTGGGTATTGTACAGCGGATCGCCTTAGGCTATTCTCGCCGCTTCAAACACAAACCCGCTGGAGCTTTGCAGAAATGAAAAATACTATCGCCCGCTGTCTTATTGGACTAGCAACTGTCGGATTGATGCTCGTGAACCTGATCCCCGCAGTACCTGTCGATGTCCTGGCCTTCACTATGCCTGCTGCCAAGCTCATCGCTTACGGGGTTGGTCTTACGGGACTGCTGGTAATCATGGCTGGGGCGCACACCCGAGGGCGCGCTCTAGAGTCGCCAGCGTCAGCGACGGCGACCCTCTTGCTCGGGCTGGCAGCAAGGACTGTAAGCGAAAAAGCCTCGGGGCATTACGTCATGCTGGTTCTGTGCATGATCTATGTGATCATGCTGTCGGCAGCCGGGTTCCTGTGGCCCCTGGCCGCCGTAACATCTGGCATCGTCCTGTCGTACATCGACATTGGCATGCTCCAGCGCGATGCGCACAAGATCAAAAATATGCGCGCAGATATGAAGCCGAAAAGCCATGACGCGCAAATGGCGCGACGTCGCAACAAGTAACGTCAAGTAGCTTGAAAAAGCCCGCCGAGTGCGGGCTTTTTTGTGCGTGTTAGAATTAACCCAGTTAACCCTTAGAGGCCTCAAGTAATGGAAGAAATCCGCGTAAACGCGCTGGCGAAGGTCCGAAACAGTGACATCCGCCATATCACCCACAACAACCGCGCACACATCGTTGTTCCGTCCTGGACCCTGCCAGATAACTGCGTGATGAATGGCGGCCTGTACCCGGCCGAGGAAATCGAGGCGGGTTTCAAAACCCTTGAGGGCACGCTCGCGCCTATCGGTCACCCGACGGTCAATGGGAAGCACGTCCTCGCGAACACGCCAGAGGCTATCAACGCGCACTATCATGGCGTGTGGAACAAGAACGTAGCCCAAGAGGGCGGCCGGATCTATGTCGAGAAGTGGATCGACGTAGAGGTCGCGGCCCGCTCGGATGAGGGCAAGGCGCTACTCGACGCTATCGACAAGGGCGAGCCGATCCACACCTCGACCGGGCTCGTGTGCAATCGTGAGCTCGCAGTGAACCAAGCCGCCTATACCTGGGTCGCACGAGATATGCGCTTCGACCATGACGCGATCCTGTTCGGCGAGCCTGGCGCAGCCACTCCAGACGACGGCGTCGGGATGATGGTCAATAGCGCGGAGCTGGTCGTTAACGCTGTGTGCCCGGAGCTGGTCGTTAACGGCGTCTTGAGCAACTCCTACGGCCAGAAGCGGGACGCCCTGCAAGCCGCCATCCGCGAGCTGTTCGCCACCGCCGGCACGTATGCCTATGTCGAGGACTTCGACGACTCGAAGGTCGTCTACGGAATCCAGGGCAAGTATTACTCGGTCGGCTATGAGTTCGACGGGAGCGCCCCGGTCATTGAGGGGTCGCCCGAGGAGCTGGTATCGCGGGTCGAATACATCGCCAAGGGCGCTGTCGTGGGCACTCAATTTGCGCTTAATAAAAACAGTGTACAATGCGTCCTTGACAAGCCAATTATCGAGCAGGAGCCCGAAACAATGGACGAAACTAAACTTGCCGCAGCGCTCGCGCTGGCGGTCAACGCAGCGGTAAAGCCGCTGGCCGATGACCTGGCAACCCTGCGCCAAGAAAACGCAGCCCTCGCCGGCAAGCTCGACGAATCGCTGACCGCGAACGCACGGCAGACCGACGAAGAAAACCGCGCCGTCATCCTGGCTAAGGCCCCCAACCTCAAGCTGGTGGTCAACACGCTGAAAGGCGAACCCCTGGCCGAGCTGGCCGCGCAGTACCAGGACGCCGCGCCGATTGTAAACGGTCGCACCCAACCAACCGGCAAAGACAACACCATGTCTGAGTTCGACGACTACAAAGGGGCCTAAGAAATGGCAGTTATCGGAAAACGCCCACGCCGCGTTAACAACGACGGCAAGTCGATCACTCGACTCGGGATTGCGAAAGTCGCTCTGCTGCCTGGCTCCTTTGCGGTGCTGGACTCCGCAGGCGAATTCATCCAGGCAACCGCAGTCGTCAAGCCGCTTTACATCGTCAACGTAGACGACAAAATCGGCGAGGACATCCTGACCCCGGTTGTCGCGACCGAGTCCGCAACCTGCGACTTTGTCGAGCAAGGCCGCCAGTTCGCTGCGCTGGTCAAGGGCGGAACCGCCTGCGTCCTCGACACCCCGTTCAAGCTGTCCGCAACCCTCGGCATCCTGGAAAAGGCAACCGCCCCGGAAGACGTCGTGGTCGCCTACAGCATGGAAATCTACACCACCAAAGCCGGCGCAGCGACCCACGTCCGCGTCCGCATCGCCTAAGGAGGGCTGAGCAAATGCCGTACATGATGGAGCAAGCCCACCGGGGCAACCCGGAGTTCGACGCGCAATTCACCGCAGTTGTAAACCAGCGCAAGCTCGGTTTTCACGCCCAAAAGCTGATTGTCGATCAGTACGGCGAAGCGATGGACAATCACACCATGGCCCTGAACGCCGCCGATATGTTCGCGCCGAAGTTCTGGGCTCAGATCGACCAGCGCGCAATCGCTGTCCGTGACAACGACAAGGGTCGCGAGCTGCTGACCGACCTGATGACCCTGGCGACCCCGGTCGACATCGGTTACACCTTCAAGACCTACGCCATGGGCGGCGAGATCGACGACGAAGTGCAAATCTCGATGGACGGCCAGGCCCCAGTGACCTACGACCACGTAGACACCACTTCGGCTGGCGATCCGATCCCGATCTTTCAATGCGGCTTCGGTATCAACTGGCGTAAATGGCTCGGCCACCAAAACGCCAACATGAACACCGTGGCCGACTCCCAGGCCGCGAAGCTGAAAGTCATGTTCGAGCGCATGGCCGATTACTGCCTGGACGGTGACGCCAAGGTTAAGGAGGCCGGCTTCAAAGGCCAGGGCATCCGCAATCACCGCAACACCAAAAAAATCGACCTTAACCTGGCCGCCATCGACCTGACCTCGGGATCGACCAGTAACGACGACATCCTGAACTTCTGGAACCAGATTTTCGCGATCCACCTCGACGACAACTACGTCGCTGGCAAAATCGACGTCGTATGGGTTTCCCCGGAAATTGATCGCCGGATGAACGTCCCGTTCTCGAACGCTCAAGGCTTCAAGGGCGGCACCCTGCGTACCTACATCCTGGAGTTCGGCCGCGTCGGCGAGTTCAAGACCACGTACAAGCTGAAAGGCAACGAGTTCCTGGCTTACGACCGTAACCGTGACTCCATCAGCCCGCTGGTTGCTCAGGCGGTCGCCACCGTGCCAATCGAACGTCGCTCGCCTCGTGCGAACTTCAACTTCGAGATTTGGGGCGCGATGGGGCTGCAAATCCAGGCCGACGTCAACGGGCGCGGCTCCGTGTTCTACGCGGCCAAGCTGACCTAACAATAACGGCGGGGGAGACCCCGCCTTTGCTTCTGGAGATTCGTACAATGCCAACCTATGAGATTGTAAAAAGCCCTGGCCTGCAATTCCCTGTCGGGCACCGCTTCGACTCGGATGACCTGCACGTCATCATGCGGCAGCACGTCATTCAGGTCAAAGATGGCAAACAGGCGGCCGCCGTCGGCGGTCCAGAGCTCAACACCCTGGACGACCAGGACGAAGCCAACGCAGAGCTGGCCGCCGCCTGGGATGAGGCAGCCGCAATGCACGCCGTCATCCTGGAGGGTGAGCGCGAGGCGAAGAAAGTAGCCGAGGCGGTCGCCGCCAAGAAGGTTCCGGCCAAGTCCGCCAAAGACGGCCCGAGCGACGAAAACACCTAACAAAAAGCCCTGTCAATTGACGGGGCTTTTTTTTGGTACAATATTTTTTTATCAACTGGATTGACAGATATATGAGCGTTACGCTAGAGGAGGTTAAAGAATACCTCGCGACGCAGCAAATCGAGCTCCCAGACTCAATGCTTGCTCGCATGATTGCGCGGATCGCAAAGTACGAGCAATGCTTTGCCGACCACGGGTACGACTCGAACGATATCTACTTTATCTACTGCTACCTCCTGGCACTCCTGGCCCTGTTCGGGGCTGACGGGCGCGTTCGCTCTCAGGGCGCACCAAGCGGCGCTAGCCGGTCGTTCTTTTTCGGCTCTACCGCCGAGCGCTGGAAGCAGCTAAGCAGCCTCCTGGCAGCGCTGGACCCCGAGGGGTGCGTATCCTCGCTTGTGCCGCCAGATCCAGACAAGAAAGCGAACTGCGCCCTGTTTATCTCCCCTGGCGCTGCGGGGTGCTCCTTTGAGTAGCATCAGCCGCTGGAGCTACACAAACACCGCGACCGTCTGGAAGCGCGGCAAGAAAAACCACCTAGAGGGCGGCAGTCCGTGGGGCGTCCCGTACACGATCAAATGCACCTGGACCGCCGGGACCGAGGTGATGAAAGACAACAACGGCGCGGAGTTCGTGAGCTCCTGCCAATATTTCCACGAGGACGCCAGGCCAGGCCACGGCGACCGCATCCGGCGAGGCGCTTTCACCGACGCAGATCCGATGGCGGTTGGCGGGACCGATGAAATCAAGTCGCACACCGAGTGGGATATGTCACCGTTCGGAGCAAACGAACTACCAGACTACAGGAGCTCAGTCTAATGGCGATCAAAGGCCTCACAGCGGCGCGCAGCAAGACAAAGCGGCTATCCGATAGCATCGAGAACATCAAGGCTCAGCGCGCCGTCACGGCCGGCGTGATCGTCGGGCAGGGCTGGGCGCAGATCCTAACGCCCGTGGACACGTCATTCCTGATCAACGGCCAGTATCGAAGGGTGAGCAAGTCCAGCGTCGGATATGCCGGACAAGTCGGCTATGTAGCGAACTACGCGGCAGCAGTTCACGCCGCCTCGAACAAGCAGAATTTCAAGAAGCCGGGAGCCGGAAAGGAGTTCTTGCGCAAGGGGTTCGAGGATCATCGAGCGCAGATCGACGCAGCGGTATTGAAGGCATTCAGCCTATGACCACTCTCGACGCGCTGATCGAATACTTGACGCCTGCGGCAGGCAGCCTTGAGCTTTGCCTGGGGGAGTGGGACGAATCGACAGGAGAGGAGCGGACAGAGTACCTGTCGATTAACTTTGATGCCGGGGCAAAGCCCGATGTCATCGCGACCTTCCCGATTGTAGACCTGTGGCTTGTGTCTGTTCGAGGTGTTAACGACATCGCTGGAGGAAAGATCGACTGGTATCGACGGTGCGCAGCCATCCACCAATACATACTCGACAACCCGTCGTCAAGCTGTTTTGCAAACGTAATTCCAATTGCTGGTATCATTGGCCCGAAGACGTCCGAGGAGAAGCGGGCCATCTACAAAATTACCCTTGAACTGACGCAATAGGAGGCCTTTAAATGGCTGATTGTGAACTGGATAAATACATTGGCCGGGACGTCGGCCTTGAGGTTGCCTTTGCTTGCGGCGACATCGACCCGACGACCCTGAGCTACATGCCTATCGGCGCGCTGCGGGCGAAAGACTTTTCCCTGGAATGGGACACCGTCGACGGTACTGCCGACGACAACAAGGGGTCGACTAAATCGACCTATGCCACCTACAAAACTTTCTCGTGCTCGGGCAACGGCACCTGCAAGAAGAAAGACGGAACCCAGTCGAATCAGACGCGGCTGTTCATGCACGTCAACGACCCGCAGGGCACTTCGGGGCAGCCAGTGGTTTGGGTTCGCATCACTTGCCCGGACATCACCGTTTACGCTTTCTGCCTGATCACCAGCATCGGCCGAACCATGCCGTATGACGCCATGGCCGAGTTCAACTTCGAGGCCACCGCTACCGACTCGCCGTTTGGCGTGATGGTTGTTCCAACGCCGGAAGCTCCGTAATGGCAGTGGTCGCAAGCAATAAGCTTGCCTCCCCCGTCCCGGTTGTTCTGGTGAAAACCACGCTGACCGCAAACGACACGATGACCTATAACCCGGCCGCAAACGGCGTCCTGTTCCTGGACAACCCGACGGCCTCCCCGGTCACCGTGACCATTGACGGCGACAAGGCTGCAACGGCCTTCGCTCCCGGCGGCATCGGGTCGACCATCGACCTGAGCGCCGGCCTGCCGATCATCGTCCCGGCGAACAAGACGATTGCCGTTCGCCTGGCTGACATTCAGCGCTATCTGGCGGGCGCGATCGCCGTAAAGGGCGGCGTCGGCGTCATCGCCTGGACTGCCGAGGCGTAAACCAGCTTTACAGGAAAAGGGGCCTCCGGGCCTCTTTTTTTATGCGTGGTAGAATTGCGCATTGACACACACGGAGCGCTTGAGATATGCGCGTAATTACAGCAATTGGCGAGCAGGGTCTAGAGCATCCCGATGGACTGGCCGCGCTACTGCGGCCGAGCTTCTACGCCATGACCCAGCTCGGGGACCCCTCCCGCATCGTCGAGGTGTTCGCCGACCTTCACCGCAGGCCCGGCCTAATCGAGTCAATGCCATTCGATACCGAGGGGGCAAAGGCTCAAGCTGAGCGGGTAAACGCGCAGATACTGCGCCGCCATTGGCGCGACATGCTGTTTTTGTCCTGGGAGGTCATGAACGCATGTAGCGAAGACGACCTGGCACCGTTCATTGGTGAGCCTGGAAGCCGCTACGGGTCGTACAGGCTCGGACCGGTCAGCCCCGAGGTGATGCTCGCCCTGTCGCAGTCGCTCATGCAGCACGGCGTCATAGGTCCCATGCCAAAGGAAATGGCGGACCCCGAGGCGGTCAAGGAGGCAAAGCAGAAAGCGGGGAACTACACGCCGGAGTTCGACGCCATGTCGTTCGTGTCCAAGGCCATTGCGCACTTGGGGCTTAGCGAGGCGGAAGCCTGGAACCTGACCCTGACAGGGTTTGCAGCGCACTGGGAGGCCAAATTTGGCGAACCGAAAGAGAAGCGCCATAGCTCCGAGCATGACGCGACAATGAACTGGCTTGAGAAGGTCAACGCCCTGAGGGACAAAAGAAAATGACAGCGCAAGTGGCAGGGCAAATCGTCTACAACCTGGACGTCAACACAACTAAATTCGTCGCAGGGATGCGGACCGCAGACAGCGGACTCGCGAACCTCGGCCAGAACATGGACAAGGCAGACAGCTCGGCACAGAAGCTCGGCGGCGGACTCAACAAGGTCACCGTGGCGCTTGGCGGTCTGGCATCAATCAAGGCCTTGCAGACCATGCAGGCCATGTCCGAGGAGTTCACCGTCCTGCGCGCCAGAATCGACAGATTCTCGGGCGGCGTAGAGCAGGGCGCTGAAAACTATCAGCGCCTGCTAAATATCTCCAGCAAGACCGGCTCGGATATGGCTACGGCCGTTAAGACCTGGGAGAGCCTGACGGGCGCCCTCCAGGAAATGGGCAAGTCTAACGACGACATCGTAGGGCTGACTGATACGCTCTTGAAAATGGGCATCGTCGGCGGATCATCGGCCGAGGAAATGAAAAACGGCCTGCGCCAGTTGGGCCAATCGTTCTCGGGCGGGATCATCCGTGGCGAGGAGTTCAACAGCGTTCTGGAGAACACGCCGGAAATCGCTCGCCAGCTTGCAAAAGGCCTTGGCGTTCCGTTCTCCGAGCTTCGCAAAATGATGCTCGATAGCCAGCTCACTACCGAGGTAGTTTTCGATGCTCTGAAAAAGCGCACCGAGGCAATCGACGCTGACTTCGCCAAGATGCCGCGCACCGTTGCTCAGGCAACCAACGCCATCAAAAACGAGTTCGGCTCTGCGCTGTCGAAACTCGACCAGGAGTCGGGATTCTCGGTCAGCCTAGCCAAGGGCATCGACCTCGTTGCGTCCAAGATCGCAGGATTCGCTGGCGACGCCGCAGCAATGTCCGACGCCCTGGACATGATCGCCGGGGCCGCATCTTCTGTCGCGGCCGTCATTGCCGGTCGAGTCCTTACGTCGCTCGGCTCCTACATATACGCCCAAGGAACGGCCATTAAGGCGACCATGGCGGCAATCGAGGCCGGCAAGGCTCAGGCCGTCGGAGAGGTCAACAGAGCGCAGGCAATCCATGCGGGCAACCTGGCGGACCTGGAGCGGGCTAAAACCGCCGTATCGGCCGCAGCGGCCGGCGTATCGGCATCGAGGCAGGTTCAGGCGGCAGAGATTGCCCGCATGGAAACCGCTATCGCGTCGATCCAGGCCGAGAAGGCCCTTGAGGCGGTACGCCTGTCCGCGCAGATCACCGACAAAGGGCGCGCGGCCTCGATTGCTCGCATGGCTGAGCTGCAACGCGCACAGCTCGTGCTGACAGGTCAATTGACAGCGGCGCAAGCGACGCTCGCAGCCACCACGGTGTCCACGTCAACCGCAATGACCGTGGCGACCGAGGGCCGCGCCGTAGCAAGTGAAGCGGCGGCGGCATCAGCTCTGCGACTGGGAGCGGCAACGTCCGCTATGGCGGCGATCACGTCCGGCGCAACCGTCGTCATGAACGGGCTCAAAACCGCTATGGCGTTCCTCGGCGGGCCTATCGGCGTCGCAATGCTGGCGGCCCTGGCTATCTATCAGTTCGGGATCAAATCCGAGGAGGCCGCACCCAAGGCCGACCTACTGACCCAGTCCATCGATGAGATGGGCAACGCCATGCTAAAGCTGAACCGGATCAAGGTCGCAGAACGCATCGACGAAATGAACAAGTCGCTTGATGCGGAGTCGATCAAGGCCTACAACGCCCAAGCGGAGAGCCTGCGGAAAAACCTTGAGCAGTTCCCAGGATCTCCAAACGTCGCAAAATGGACAAAGGACCTTGCAGAGGCGGAAGGCAAGTCTGAGGAGGCTGAGAAGGGTCTAAAGGCACTCCAGGACAGGCTGAAAGCCATTGACGATGAGACCAAGAAGCGCGCAGGCGAGAAGCCGGCCGAGAAGGTCCACAAGACCAGCAGCGAAGACCAGCGGGTAATCGACAACCTCAAGGATCAGCGCGCCCTGGCGGCACTTGCTGGAGAGGCTCGCGCTCGACTGGCAGCGGAGCAGAAGCTTTCCGCGACCGCGACCGCCGAGGAAAAGAAAGCTGTAGGCGACTTGGCCGTAGAAATCTACAAGCTTGAGCAGGTCAAGAAGGACGGAAAGGAAGCCGAGAAGGACGCAAACAAACAGGCAGCCAAGGACGCTAAGGAGCTGGAGAAGGCGGCCAAGGAAGCAGTCAAGACCGCCGAGGAAAACTCGAAGGCGATCACCGACTACGCCGTATCCATCGGCATGGCCGCCATGAAAGGCGAGGACCTTGTACGCGCCCAAGCGGCAGCGAAACTAAACAAGTTCGCAACGCCAGAGGACGTAGCGACCATGGATGCGCTGGCCCGCGCCATGTACAAGGTGCAGCAGGCAGAGGAGAGCAGGAAGCTACTCGGCAGCGTCGACCCCATTGAAGGCGAGAACCAGGCGCACGCAAAAGAGCTGGCGGACCTTGAGCTACTCAACCAGCAAAAGCAATTGAGCAACGACCGATATCTTGAGCTCAAGAGCCTGGCAGAAGACGCGCACAGCCAGAAGCTCGCGGCAATTCGCGAGCAAGAATTCCGGGATATGTCGGCAAGCAACGAACTCATGATGGCGTCGCTTGACGCGCTGGGCTCCTCGGGTGCGCAGGCTATCAGCGGAATCCTGTCTGGAACTGGAGACCTCAAGAGCGCGCTAGCCGGGATCGCAAACACCGTGTTCAACACTGTGATTGGCTCGTTTACTCAAATGGGCGTCGAGTGGGTCAAGCAGGAAATTATCAAGCGTGCCGCCACCAAGGCGACCGAGGCCGCGCAGGTAGCCAGCACGGCGGCGGTAACCACGGCACAGGTAGCCGCAACCGGGACCATCGCCTCGACCACTGTAGGCGCTGCGGCAGCTACCGGTCCAGCCGTAGCAACTGCAATGGCGCCTGCTGCGGGCCTGTCGTCTATCGCATCGTTCGGCGGCGCGGCGGTCATCGGGGGCGCTGCGCTTTTGGGTACAATGGCGCTGGCGAAGTCGTTCGGCGGCGGTCGTCGTTATGGCGGCGGCGTGAGTGCCGACAGCATGTACCAAGTAAACGAAGGTGGCGCGCCGGAGATTTTCAATTCCAGCGACGGCAAGCAGTACATGATGCCGAACACGCGAGGCGAGGTAGTAAGCAACGCAGACGCAACTAAGGGAGGCGGAAGCGGACAGGCCAGGCCTATCGAGATTCGGATCACGAACAACGGGAGCCAGGAGGTGACCGCAACCCAAACCAACCTGACAGAAAAGGACGTAATCGACATCGTTGTCGGCAACATGGCAAACGGCGGGGAAATCGCCCGCACAACGAATGCCATCACCGGCACAAACAGACAGGGAACATAAAGCACAATGTCACTACTCGAACAGATATGCGCAAGCGGCGGGGATCAAGCCGTCATCGACAGTCTTGAGCTGTCTTGCCCTATCTGGACGGGGCCTCAGCGCCTTGTCCAGGGGTTTGAAGACCTATCACTAGGGTTCGGCAATGGCTCCTACGCGCTATTCCGAGCCGTTCCGCTAGGGATCGTCCTGCCGGCTCGAAGTAACAGCCCGAACCAGAAACTGACGTTCGCAATCGACAACGTCCTTGGCGAGGCTCAGCGACTGGTTGACCAGGCGCTAGCCGAGAATGCGCCTATCAAGATGACGTTCCGCCGCTATGTCGAGGGCAACCTTTATGGGCCTGCCGAGGTTCCGTTTGTTGCGACGGTGCTAGGCGGCGGCATCAAGGGAACAACTATCCAACTGAACGCGGGGTTCCATAACTTGCTCGACTACCGATACCCTCGCGACACCTACGACCTCGACTACGTCCCGGACCTTGCTTACGTATGAATTGGATCAATGATTACATGCTCAGCGTCAAGTACGTTGACGGCGGACGCGGGCCAACCGAGTTTGATTGCTGGGGCCTGGCTCGCGAGGTCCGACACAAGCACTGCGGAAAGCGCCTGCTACCGAGCTGGGGCCACCTGCGAAACAACAACCCGAAAGAGTTCACCCGAGCCTATCGAGCCGAATCCGCCGCCATGGAGGCATGCCAGCCCGAGCACGGGGCGATTGCAGCGGTTTTCATCAACTCGCTGTGCGTCCATGTCGGGGTTGTCATTGAAGTGCCAGGGATAGGCCTGTGGGCGCTTGAGATAAACCCCGGTAAAGGCGCCTCATTTAAGCGCGTGTTAGAATTCCAGGCTCAATACCTCAAGGTGATCTATTACCGTGACAATTAAAGTGTTCTCCTCGAAGTTCTGCGATGAACCGACAGAGATTTATCAGTCGGACGCACCGACGGTGGGCGCCTGGCTGTCCGATAATATCAAGTCGTACCAGCGGCACCTGACCCAACAATTCAGCGTTTGCGTTAACGGAAAGCGAATCTGTCAAGCCGCTTGGCATGACCACCTTGTGTCGACGCTGGATGACATTTGTATCACTGTAGAGCCGAAGGGTACAGAGTTATTTTTTGGTGGCCTGCTTCTTGTGGCAACCAGGATGATGACGCCCAAGATTCCAAAGCTCAACAGCGCCGCGACCAAGACCGGCAAGGACCTCGATCAAGCGTCGATCAAGGGCAACAAAATCAAGCTCAATGATGTTCGGCCGGACATCGCCGGCCTGAACAAGGTGTACCCGAACGTCATAAAGCCGCCTCACCGATACTTCGCGGGCAAGCGCAACCAGCGCGTAAAGCTTTGCCTCGACATCGGCAAGGGCTATCACAGCATTCAGCCGAGCGACATCATGATCGGCGACACGCCGCTTCTGAGTCTTGGCGACGACGCTAACTGGAAGATCTATCAGCCTGGGCAGTCCCTGGCTGCCGATGACCGCGCCGAGTGGTGGCACGATGTCGTCGAGGTTGGTGCCGGCTCTAACGGCTCATCAGGTCTTGAGCTGGCCTTGTCCGACCCTCTTACCGAGAGCTACGTCGCTAGCGTCCATCAGCTCAGCAATTTCATTGTTTCTATCCCGGCCGGCGCCGGCTCGTTCCCGGCTGACTGGGCATCCGGCCTGATTGTCAGAATCGAGGCCCCATATCAATACGAGGTGCTCGATGGCCCTCGCGACATTATCAAGGGTATGGCGCTGCAAATGCTCGCCCCTGTAGTCGGCCAACAGATTGAGATTTACGGACCAATAAATAGCGGTTTTTTCACCGTCGATAGCTACGTGCCGCACTCGCCAGAAGTGCCAGGTGCTCCAGGTCGCGTTTCCAAGCTGACCGGATCTGCGCCACCATCGCGCTACGACTTCGACGCGACCCCTATCAGCTTCACGCTGTCGCTCGGAACAACTAGCTACCCGCTGACGATCAACACGGCAGTCACAAACCTCGCGGGGCTTGCTGCGGCAATCAACACGGCAAAAGGGTCGGCACCGATCAACGCCACCGGAGAAGGCGGCGTTATCGTCATCCGCCAAACCGGAACGCCTGACGGCAGGTCGCTTAACCTGATCGGCGGGGCCGATGTTTTCGGCGGATCACCTGGAGTTGTTTCCGGCGTAGCTGCGAGCGCGCCGACTCCAGAGGTCATTCCGCAAATGACCCTAAACCTTTCTGATGGGTCGCCAGCGGCAAGCCTTGCTCTAGGCCCTATGGCGGCGGCAATTGGCCCGGCAGGCCTTAGGTATAGACTTTCTGCGGCGAGCTCTACAAGCCTGACCGTTGGGCGCCTAACCTCTACCGGATCGCCTGATACATCATTCCCGGGCTTTCAGTTCCTTGAAACTCAGGCCGCAGTGATAAGGCTTGACCCGTCGAATATGGTTGGCGGCTATCGAGGTCCGTTCGTGGCGTGCCCCGAGGGCGAGAAGACGACTCGCCTTGAGTGGGATACATTCCACCCGCAAGGCCTGTGCGGTATCGGTCGAGAGGGGCAAATCTATGAGGTCAACGCCTATCACACGCTCGAATATCGAGACGTTGAGACGGCTGGGGCCTGGACGGCGATAGACCGGCAGCACCGAAGCGGATCGCTAGACTCGTGCGGCTTCACTGACTTTGTCGACCTACCATACCCGATGAGACCAGAGGTTCGGATCATCAAGCGATTCGTGAGCCAGCCAGGGCGCACAGACAACGAGAAGAAAGACGCCACTGTATGGTACGGCATGAGGGCTCGCCTGAGCGGCGCAACGTCCTACCCCGACAGCACGACCATAGTTCTGTCCGTTCGCGGCGGTGACAGGCTTTCAGCTCAGGCTGAACAGCTTGTATGGCTCAAGACAACCAGAATGCTGCCAGTGCGTCGCGGCGGGGTTTGGCAGCCACGCGAAGCGACACGCGATATCGTGCCGTTCTGCCTGTACGTGCTGAAAGCCGTTGGTTACACGGACGCGGATCTTGACCTTGCCGAGTGGGATAGGCTCGATGAGTTCTGGCGCGCACGCGGAGACACATACGACAAGATCCACAACTCAGCTAGCACCGTCCTGCAAATTATCGAGGATTGCCTAGCGGTCGGGTTCGCTGAAATCACGGTTAAAAACGGCCTGATCAGTTTGGTGCGTGATGAGCCTCAGCTGTTCTACAAGTCGCTCTACACGGTCGACGCGATGGCCTTGGGCAACGAGCTTGATATCCGCTTTGACGCGGTACGCCTGGACGATTACGACGGCGTCGACGTCGAGTACATGGACGGCGTCAAGTGGCAGGTCGCTACTGTCAAGTGCAGGTTCGTCGGGGAGCCCGCGGCAAAGCGCGTGCTCAAGGTAAAGGTCGACGGGATCACCGACAAGACCAAGGCGTATCAGTTTGGCATGCGCCGGCTGCGAGACCTGAGATACCGCAGGAAAACGTTCTCGTGGGGAACCCACATGGACGCCCTGAACAGCAACTTTGGCGACTATGTCCAGGTAGCAGGGGATACGCCAGGCTACTCGCAATCCACCGTAATGGAGGCATACGACGCGGCGTCAAGGACTGTAACGGCTACCGAGGCGCTCAACTGGGCGGACTTCACGCCACCATATTTCATGTCGATCAGGACGCACGACGGGAAGTGTTTTGGTCCGCTTCGGGTAACCCCAGTCGGAGAGTACGGCGCACAGCTTGAGCTGCCGCTGAACTTCACGCCGATACTGGACAACCCGAACAGCATAATGCGCCCCCTGATCCTGCTGGGGGTTGGCTACTCAGTACAGATCACCGACATCAAGCCGAACGGTACGGACGCCGCCACGGTAGAGGCAAAAATCTACGCGCCAGAGGTCTACCTAGACGACGACTCGCCAGTTCCCGCGTAGTGGTACAATGCAAAACCGATGAATGGAGGTTGACAAGTGGCTTTACCCGTATACCCAGTCGGCCTACCGCTCGGCCTGCAAAGCGGGCGCTCATACCGGACCGCGTCCAATGTGAAGCGCTCGCTACTCGCTACCGGCCGCGCAAAGCAGCGTCGACTTTATACCGACGTGCCGACCTACGCCAAAATATCCTGGCTCCTCACTGATGAGCAGACACAGCTATTCGAGGGGTTCTGCCGTGACGCGCTAAAGGATTGCGTGAACTGGTTCGTGGTCCCGCTTCGCACCCCGCTAGGCCTCGGAGGCCACACCGTTCGATTCACTGACGGTTACGACGGGCCGGCAGACGCTGGGCCTGGCCTTTGGCGGATATCGGGAGAGCTCGAATTCCTAAAGCGGCCGCTTATCCCGGTTGGCGAGTGGGAATTCCCAGGCGACATACTTTTCAGCAAGTTGCTTGACAAGACAATTAACGTGGAGTGGCCGAAACATGACGACATTTAACACCGGAAACGCCGTGCCCTCAGGGGATGCGCGGGACCGCTTTGACAACTCTCAAACGCTTGATGAGGTCGTATCCGGCAATCAGACGCACTACAGAAACAGGATTGGCGTTTACGTCATGTCGCTGTTCGGGATGAAAGCCACATTTGAGAGCGATCAAGCGAACAGAAAGCTTGAATTCGATACGCTCATGCTGTCCATGGGTTACATGGATATCGGCGACTATGATTCCGGCCCGCTGAGCATCACGAGCAGGAATCAGGTGTTCAAGAAAGACGGCGAGCTGTGGAAGGCGGGTCCAAGCGTGACGCTTCCGTTTTCTACGTCCGGTAACTGGGCGGTCGACAAGGTCGGGATGCTGGCGGTTGGCGATAACTCCCTGAGACAGCAGATCGCGTCCGGTTCCGGAAGCGGGATCATTGGTTATCTGCGCGCAAAAGTTGGCGCAGTCTTCAGGACCGCTCAAAGCAAGTTCGAGGAGGATGTAACTCCTACCGACTTCGGGGCATCCCCGTCAGGAATTGCCGACGCTACGACAGCGTTTGACGCATTGCAGGCCGCATACTCGGGCAGGATCATCGACCTCAAGGGTGGCACTTTCGCGGTGTCGGCAATTCCATCAGGGAATACCTATGTAAACGGGTTTTTCAACCTTGGCGGAACGATCTATAATGCTGCGCAGGACTCTACCGCAATCGGCAGCGCAACCGACACAGGAGGATTGATCCCTGCCTATAACGGCGGGACGCAAGGAACTCCAACGCTCCCAGGTCGGGACACGGTATTCAACCGCGTAATCATCGCGTGCAGCAATTGCCGGGTGCTTTTTGTTCGGGGCGCCGCAATCGCCTCGATTTACACCTGGGTCAAGGCAAACGTAGGCTTTGCGGCCGCAGCTCGACAGTGCGTCGTTAACGGCCCTCAAGCTTCCGCAATATCGTCCGAGGAATGCCAGTCCTATGGATTCCGAGCTGTTCATTACGGGTCGGTATTCTGCAAGGCCATGGTCTCATCCGGAGGAAGCTTTGTAAGTCGCCTTGGCCGCCTTGGCGGCTCCTACGTCGCCCTCGTGGCAACTAACACATGCCGAATCGGCAACGGACGGAATGCTCGACTGATCGTAACCGTTACAGCCGGCCAGGTATCCGGCGTCGCAATTGCCGACGGTGGGTCAGGGTACAATCCAGAGACAATCATTCTCGAATTCGAGGAC